ACAGAATTATTGGTCTTTAACTTATTTTTTTTAATTTTTATTTTTATCATAGATTTGCTAGCTTATTTAGTAGAAAATAATCTTTACCATTAATTAGTTTTGCTTTTGATTTATATTCTAAGAATTGTTCATGTGACATATCTCCAACGTCAATTCCATATGGAATATTAATTTTATAAACTTCTGCGTCGTATTGGATTAGATCTAAAATAAGTCTTTCTGCTTTCTTCTCAGCATCTGGATCTAATGCAATGTATATCGCTGGGTCATGTCGTATGACTTCTTTAAAGAGTCTGGAATTTTCCCGCATTGTGGAACCAAGAATAGGAATTGCATTTCTAGCTTTAATCGCGTCAAAAACACCTTCAACAATTGTAACATCTTCACTCCAATCTATATAAAGCTCATTAAACACTAAATCTTTACTTACATCTGGGTTTTTATACTTAGACCAGCCGCCGCCGTCATAACGTCTACCAACAAAATAATTAACTTTCCCATCTGTATTGAAAGACGGAACTATAATTCTATTTTGATATTCACCGGAAACAGCATATCCTATCTTCCAAAATAAAATATCTTCTTGCGTAATGCCTCTTTCTCTTAAATATCTGCGGGCTGGAAGCGAGGTTAGAGAGTTATCTTTATTACAAAGAGTTTGAAATTCACTTGGAAGTGTTGGTAGCTCTATTTTTTCTTCTACTGCTTCTGAAAAATCAAAAATTTTTTCATAGTCTGAAATTTCAACAATTCCATGAATTTGATTCCATTCACGATTATGGTTAAAATTACCAAAACGTACAATAATTCTACGAACAGTAGAACCATTCCAATCACAAACCCAGCATTTAAATTTATCTTTGTTAAGATTAACTGAAAGTTTCTTTTTGTGATGCTTACATTTTGGACAAAAGAAGAGATACTCATTCCCAACATGTGTACAATCGCCAAGGATTTCTTTTAGGATATTTATTTTTTTTGACTCTGACATAGAATATAGCCAGCCTTTGCAATCACATAACTATCTGCGCGGTCATAAGTACCCGCTACTGGATTGCCGTGCTTAGTATACTCCACCTTAAATGTAGGTTCAAGCACTAAAACGCTCTTAAGAACTATTTCTTTTGTATTAGCGCCTTTCTCTACTTTAATGTCTAATTTTTTTCTTGCGCTTGAAGCCCCGATATAATTTGGCTCTTTACCGAATAACTCACAGCAAATCCAACTGACTATCCCATTAAATTTTCCAAGAGTCAAGATAACTTGTGCGCTGCTTAATCCTGGTCTAAAGGCATTAAGAGATTGTTCAATATAAATATCCGTTATATCGTATAAATTTTTTATTTGTTGTAGGCGCTCCTTAACAACTTGAGCTTTTTGAAACATTGATTCAAGTTTTTTAGAATCTAAACGTATCGCTTCATTATGAAGAATATGGCCATCAACCGTTAAAACGGTGAAGCCAGTTATTGATGTGCTTATATCTAATCCAAGTATCATAAAGATATTATAAAACCTTTTATAATTTTGTAAAACTATACAACATAATAATCTGGATCTTCGTTAACGGCTATCAATTTATATTGATCAGCGTTAGCTAATGCTGGGGCTGATAATTCAACATAAATATTTGTACTTGATGTATATAATTGTATGGAAATAAGATCATTAATCCATCTTTCATCTTCTTTTATAAAAACATTAACATTAATAAAGTTTAAAGATGCTACTTGAAAAGACGCGCCGCCATATAAAGTTGTAGGTAGTTCTATAATAGCGCCACCAGAAATATCAAAACTGCCAGTTTTTTGATATCTTAAACGCTTATAAGCATTCTGTATGTTTGCCGTGTTGGTTACATTTACAGCATACGAAGCAGTACCATAAAGAGTACCAGTTATTTGCGGAGAATAAATATAGGAAGATGTAATAGTATTAATAATTAACCACCAGATGCACTTATATTTGTTAAGTATCTACCATCGCCAACAAAATATGAGGCAGTAATCGGTAGAGAAGAACTTACATGACCATTTTCTAGAGTTCCACTAACATTAAATAAGACATTATTATTGGAATCTTGTTTTATTATTTGCTTCTTAGTAAGAAGGTCAGATAAAACTTTTACTGGCTTTGTTGCCATTAATTATTCCTCTATCCCATACTCTTTTTTAATTTGTTTTAAATTTTTTAAAAAGTCTGGTTGAATGCCCATTAAGCGGACATTTTTATTTAATATATCTTTAATTAGTTCTAAGTGGCGCTTTTGTGATTTTAATATATTTAGACCATCTTCTTTATTAATTTTTTCTTTGTCTAATGCTACTCTAAAATCTCTTAAATTCGTTCTTATAATATAAATCCAATTCGCTACTTGCAAAAAATTAAAACTATTCTTCATTGTCAGATTCGCCTTCTAACTCTATTTCTGCAATAATTTTATCATATTTTTTACACATTTTATCAACTTCATTAATTATTTCTTGTTTATTCTTCATTAATTCTGCCTGAGTTCTTATATCTTTTGTATGCGCTAATACTACACCTACCATATAATCAAAATCTTTCAAAAGGTATGTTATCTTTCGTTTCATTAAAACCTCAAAATATATATAGTATAAAATAAAACAGGGTGGCTTTTTAGGGCCACCCTGTTAAATTAAAGACTTAAATGTTTAACCTTGTAATATATAATTTGTATCATTTACAACTATTAAACGAATTTGATTATTATCTGGTAAAGCTGGTGCTTCAACAGTAATAAGAGGATACCAAACATCATCAATTAATGAAGCTGATACATTGACCGATACTAGATCGTTTGTCCAAGTTTGATTTGGCCCGTTTCTTACTGCAACGTCAATAGAAGCACCAAACATTCTATTTAATAATTCTGATGGTCCTTCTACGGCACTAGCCGTTAATTGTGCTGGTAAAGCACCAGTAACATTTGCGGTTGACCAAGAATTAGTATCATTACCAGAGCCTGACAACAAGAATGTAACAACACCACCGCTTGAAGCTCCTTTCATGCTAGATCTTACGCTATAGTATTTATTAATTGATAAGGGTGTCTCTTGTGGAAGAGCATTAGCTAAATTGCTTAAAACACCTGTTAGGTTAAGATATCCAGTACCAGCTCCAAAATCTGTATCTGATAAAATTAAAACAGCGCCACTTAATGTTGAAGTACCTTCAACTGTAAGACCAGTAAGGTTGCCTAAACTTGTTAGCGAAGAGTTGACAACAGTGCTGCCTAGTGTGGTGGAACTAAGAACTGATGAATTATTAATCTTAAATTCTTTGCCTGACGCTAGATCAATATGCTCACTTGAAGTCCAAGAATCAGTGCTATTAGACCATTGAAATGTTTTATTAGTAGATCCGCTAAGAGTAATACCACCACCATCAGCGCCTATATCTGTTGCAGCTGCACCGCCATCTGGTACACCTAAAATAACATTTTTATCTTTGATTGTTACGTTTTGTGAAGCTACTGTTGTTGTTGCACCATAAACAGTAAGATCACCAGTAATTGATAAATTTCCACCAACGCTTGCAGTGCCTGGTATGCTTACTGTTGCACCGGCAGCACCTATAGTGATTGTATTGCTAGTAACGCCAGTAAAAATGCTCTTATTTTCATTAGCGTCTGCAACTATATTTCCACCAAATGTAACATCACCGTTTAGCGTAGTGGTACTATTAACAGTTAAATCGCCGTTTAGCGTTGTAACACCGCCAACTTGTAATGTGCTAGAACCGCTAATGCTTGTAAATTTACCAGCTGCTTGTGTAGTAGCACCAATTGAAACTCCATCAATTGTACCGCCGTTAATATCAGCGGTTGTTACTGCGCCTAGATCACTAATTGTTGAACCATTAAAACTAAAAGTACCAGAGTTAAATGTTCCAGCTCCAACCTTATCTGCCGCTACTTGACCAGCAGCAAGAGTTAGAGTACCGGCAGAAACATTTAATGTTTTACCAGCGCCAACCGTAATATTTGAAGTGGCAATTGAAACTCCATCAATTGAACCACCATTAATATCAACTGTATTGGCAGTTAATGTGCCATTACCACCTACTGTTAAAGAACCACTTGTATTAAGCGAGCCAGACACTTGCAGGCCTGTTAAAACTTTTAAATCAGCCATTTTCATAATTTTCCCGGTCAAAAGACCTGTTGAAGTATTTCTTATAATAAATAGTTAATATTCAGTTATTATCCAATAATTGTTACAACATATTGCTGCCCAATTATTGGTGGATCGCCTAAATCAACAGTTATATTATTTAAGTCATCAAAGCTTATACCAACTTCTACTTTTTCATAATCGTTATCTGCGCTATTTGATCTAACGGAAACATACATATCTCGTGTATTAAGATTATGATTAATGTTATAGGTTGCATAAGCGGGATCACCTATAATAAATATCTTTTTTACTGCTAATCTAGATGCCGTTTCAATACCAGCATTAGGTGAAATTTGCTTTATCTTTTTTTCTTGTTCTTGTATAAAAGTTAAATTTTCTTTAGGAATTTTAAATTCTACTGCGTTTTCTTCTATTATTATTTGTGGTTTTTCTTGATTATTACCTTCACCGATTAAATATCCAAGAACTTTTACACCTATTGATGTTTTATATTTTCTTTCTTCTTCATTAAGACTAGATATTGATTCTTGTTCAAAATTTTGCTCCATAAAACATTCATACTTATGATTATCACTGCTTATCAAAAAATAATTTTGTGCTGTTCTTGCCATAAATGGCTGAACCGCTTCATTCATTTGTGATTGATAGTTAGTTAAAATATTAATTTTATATTGTACAGTAATATAAATTGGTATTGGGACCGATAAATGCTGATAAACTTGTTTTTTATTTTTTTTAGATGTTACGAAATTTATCTGACCAGTTGATTTTAAACTATCAGCATTAGCAAAGTTAGAAGTTTTATCTTGATTTAATAGCTTTGTTATTATATATCTATCATTCTTTGGGGATACATTAGCAAAAAAGCCGCCTTTATTGCTTGGATCTTTTGTAGAACTTACACGTTCTATAGAAATAATAGGTGGTATTAGAGAGCCATTTGCATCTCTGATAGCTTTATTGTTTTTTATCTGAAAAGATCTTTCCGCAGACGACCAAATAACAGGAATTTTTTCCCAACCATTAATAGTTGTGCAATGAGTATTTAAATCTTCAACATATTTTAAAAATGCAGAATCAATGGTTTCTATGTTACTAGGACTAATGTTTATTTTTTTTTGTTCCATTGTCAATTAAATTTTTAAACAGATCCGCTATAAGAAAAATATATTGATAAAACACTACAGGTAACATTTGCAGCAGAGCAAGAAAGTTCTATAGGGGCTGACAATGTAGGATAATAACCAGAGTCACCAGGATTTTTACCAAAAGTATAAATAAAATCTATATTTCCTTCGCTTGGATTATAAGCTTTATAGCCATTATAAAAAGGCCCAAGTGGGCCACCAGGACTAGATGGGGTATAATATACAATATCAACAGGTATATCTAACAAATTTTTTGCTAAAACTAATGATCCGGTAGCGTCAGAAGCTCCTGTAACAAAAGCAACAACAGTTAAATAATAAGAAGAACCAGAAAGATTATACAAAAAATCACTTGGTAAAAAGAATGTTCCAACTTCTACTGGCGAAGTGCCAGTAACACTAAAAGGGAATGTTGTATTAATTGTTGCTGGAAAATAAGGAGGTGCGTTTTTGGCAACCGTTGTTGTTACTGTAATACCTGATGAGTTTGGATATGAAATTGGCATATTAGTATCCTATTCTTGTTACAAGAGCTTTTTGATTATTTACTGATTGGCTTATATAAAAACCAGCGTGGAACAAACTTGCAGCATATTCATCGGCTGTATAAGTTCCAGATGGATATATTATAAACGCATAAGTCTCTGGGGCTGTTTGTATTCCTTGTAGCAAAAATCCATTAATAAATCCAGGGTCAGAGCTGCTACCTACTGATATGTAAAGTTCTTGATCGGATGGATTAGCAATTATTAAAGATTTTCTTTCCTTATCTGGTGTTGCCATAACGAAGGTTCCGCTGTTTACAGACCAGTCAAAACCAAATACATTAGCAACATATCTTTGAGTTTGAACTTGCGTTGCTGATCTTTTTTGAATTTGTAGCGGGAAAGAATCTGATGCTGTAATAAATAAACCGTTTGACGATGTATTAGCGACATAGACTGGTTTATCATTATCTGAAATAACAAATACTGGATTGCCTTTGGACGACGTAACATTAACATTGCCTGAAATGGAATTTACATTGCTAACACTTATAGGATTTATAATAGAAGCAATACTTAAAGTACCTGTTACAGTTATTGGATCTTGTGCAGAGGCAGTTACTTTTACAACTAGCGCAGAACCAGATGGAAGAGCATATGAAGCATAATCTAAAGTAAAATTACCAGTAACTGGTAATGGTTCAGTAGATCCACTTATTTTCACTACAAGCGTTTCTTCGCCTTCTATTTGAGTAGTCTTAAGATTATCAATTGATACAGCACCAGTGACATATACTGGATTTGATTGTATTGATTTAACATAAATTGGGTTTGATTCTACTGATCCTGTAACTATTACTTTTAATTTATAATCATTGTTTGATAAATCTGTAGCGGCTGTTAAATAATTTATTGCTTGTTGAAAACCGTTGTTATCAATAGTTACACTAGAACCAGTAGTTTTAACTAATACAGCCTCATTATTAGCATCTATGTAATATATATTAGATCCAGTTAGTTTAACCTTTAAAGAACCACCGCCAGATGGAGTATATGAATAAGAAAGAGCAGTTAACGCTTCATTGATATTATCGTTATTTATTTGGACTAATGCTGGGTTGTTTAAAGAAGTAGTTACTTCTAAAAGACCTGTTGTATAAACTGGATTTGCGTATGAAGAAGTAACTGGTACTTTTCCATCGTTAAGAGTTAAGTCTTTGATCTCAATTTTATTTCCAGCAGCACCAGTTAAATAAACTAAAAGAGCGCTTTTAGCTGTACCGGCACCAGTAGTATAACCAGGATTAATATCAAGTAAATGTACGCCAACAGGGTTACCAGAAGATGCAGTAACTGTAGTAATGGCTGGATAATTATTAACATTTACTGTACCTGTGACTAGTACAGGGCTATTTGCTGAAGAGGATATATAAAGAGGCGCAGCCAAAGAAGAGGTTACAAATACATTATCGCCTACTACTATATCAACATTAACTGGTTGAGAGATTTGAACAGCTCCAGTAACATAAACAGGATTAGCAGCAGACGCGGTTATATTAACTGCTCCACTTATGCTATGTTCTGGTATTAAACCAGTACTTGAACTATTAGCAGATAGCTTAGAGAATGCTCCGTTACCATCTTTTATTATTAAACTATTTGTCGCCATATTTTATTCCTACTTTTTATATAATTAGCGCTATCTTATAAATCTAACTTTAATTTAAAAGTAAATTCTCTTTCTTCTGTTTTTCTAACTGGTTTTGATAATTTTGCAACTCCAATTACATTCTTTTCTTCGTCATATATATAAATTGAAGATATGTATGTTTCTTTATGAAAACTAGCAGTTGGTGTTGCGTAAATATTTTTTGTTATATTTTTTATTTCTTGAGTTTCTTTTTCGTAATAGTAAGTGCTACCAGTAGATAAATTAATTGATGAACTGTTTTGTGCTATAAAAGTATAATTTGAAGAATAGTTAAGTGCACCTTTTGGAGCATGTGCTAGCATAGTTATTTGTGGTATCTTATGCACACCATCAAATTCTATATCATAAGAAGTCTGTAATACTGAGCCCGTTCTCAAATTAGCAGAAATGCCCCAATTTATCCATCTAGGATAGTCAGGATTTACTGTTGAATATGTTTTTGAATAAAAATACTCTTGATAATCTGCTAACTGAGTGCTATCAAAAAGAGCCATAAGACCTTCATCATATAAAACAACCCCAACTACTTTTCTAGAATTTGAAAGCGGTGTGGAGCCAGTGGTTTGTATGATTTCACCGTTTCTTAATATGTCTTGAGCTTTTCCTATCAATAAACCATTATGAAAAATACTTAATTCAATAGAACCTTTTGAAAGAGAATCTCCATAAAAAATACTTGGTATGCTAACAAGACAAACATCAGCAACATTGAAATCTACATAACTTGATGAATATTCAAATACTTCACTATATTTTCTATATTTTTTAAAAAGCGGCTCTAATGTTTTCAATCTAATTCTATTATCAGTCTCATATTGACTTGTAACAGCATTAGAACTATTTGGATAAAATTCAATATTGATTGAAGAAGTTAAAGGATAATCTTGTTTTAATACTTCACCATAACTACTAGTAGCAAAATCAGTAGAAGATACAGAATTAAACCTGTTTAAATCAGAGCCTTTAATTATGTATCTATAATAATTTGACATATCATTAAATTAGAGGTATATATTGCGAGTTACATTCTTGAGAAAAATCAAATGAATCATTACAAAGAACAATAGGCTCAGTGGTTAGATTTAAATTTAAATCGTTTATTGCAGTATACCCTTTTTCAACAGTATTAGCAAAATCAGCTCTATAATTTATTTCACCATTAAAAATAGAAAATTTTGTATGTGGTTTTGCTTTTAAAACACTGACAAAAACATCATTTTGTTCAAATTTTCTTATTGACATCTTTATACATCCAATCTAACTCTTAAAAGTATTGAATCGTCTGGAGTCTTTTTTATAGGTTCAGATAATTTTGCTACCGCAAGCAATTCATTATCAACAGAATATAGACCGACTGTTGTTATATAAGAAACAGGCGCATCGGAAGCAAATGTCTTAACGGCTATTTTGCTACCAGACAAATATGTTGGATTTGATGAATAATTAAACTCATTGTGATTTGCACGGCAGAAATATATTGTTGAATTTAGTTCGGTTGTATTATTAAAGGAAATACTCTGTACGCGCTTCCTAAATGCATTTGCAGCACCATCAATTGAAGCGCTTAATAGCATAATACCAATGTCTCCTGATATTATTGTTGAGCCATTTGTGCCTGACATGGCGGCTGGATTGCTTAACTGACCATATTGATTTAACTCAAGAGAAGCTAATTCACCAGCCGTACCAGAAGCTGCAAAAATTGATGGTGATAGAACAACAACACCAGCTTGATAAAAAATTAAACCAGCTTCTGTAAAGTTTGAATTTGATCCACCAGAGGTTTTTAAAATACCATATTCGCCAGTTGGTGAATCAACATAATAGTTTGATAAAGATGAAGTATCGGTAATTGTAAGTAATGATGTAAATGGGTCATTTGCTGAAGTTGATGAAGAGCCAACGCCAACAACCATTCTAAATGTACCTTTTTTAATTTCATCTTTAACTAGAAGTCTTGAAAAGGATAGGAAATAAGCATTATTTAATAAAGAAGAAACTAAGCCAGTAGCAGCGCTTTTATGTTCAAGTTGCTTTATGCTGCCTGTTTGATCATAACCATTCAATATTTGGCACATTTGATTATAGATATTTTCTTTTTTTGCTTCTTGAATAACTGTACCTGTTGTAACAGTGGCACGACCAACTGTTATATCAAATAAAGCATTTGCAGAAGAGCTTAAATATGGGTAATCATACACAGTCTGAAACATACCATGTGAATAGCTTTTAATATTTGATGTTCCGTATACTGAACTGCTTACGAGAGTACCAGTTATTGGTATCGCTTCGTATAAAGGTGTTCTTGTAACTGTAATATCTTCTGCGCCTAGTCTTTTATAAGTGGAAGCCATATTTTTATACCCTTAAATTATTGTTTTTTTACAAATGTTACTGGAATGCTAACTGAAAAACCAGTTGTTACACCTGTTACTGTTATAGTACTTTTTATTACATAGCATGGAATACCGGCTATCGTCGTTGACTGTCCAAATGTGGTAAACAAATAAGTGCTTGTTTGTGATTCTAAAGAAGATCGTATGCTAAACACTAAAGCTGTACCTTTTGGACCTTTAATGGTGTTTCCAACAGAAGATAACGTTCTAATATAGTTACTGTCTTGCACGTATTTGTCATCGGTTACTAAAGAAAAATAGTATTGTGCTATATTATCATCATCAACAAATGATTTAGCCGCTTCTTCAACAGTTTGCTGAGTGCTTGTAGGAGCAATAATAGTGCCTAATCTATTATCAATTTCAACAACATATTGTGTTTCTTTTAGATCTTGATCAATAGTAAATTGAGAATTCACCTCAGAAGTATCTAACCCTTGATGTAATTCTATAGGATCAGACCCATTTATACCATAACCAAAAATAACACCATTAGCTGCATTATTTACTCCACCAAAGTTTGCATCATTCTGTATAAAAGCTTCTTCTGTGGTTTGGTCAACTGTAACTAATACTGTATTAGTATTAACATACAAAGGCGTAGCAAGTTTAATAACTGGTAAAAATAGTAAATTATTTCTTGGAATAGTTAATAATTTACTGTTCAAAGAAGCAATATTATTTGTAAATGCCTCTAAAACTGGTGTCTGTAAAATATCTAGATCGTAATAAGCGCTACCACTAGCATTTGTACCATCAAATAATCTATAATTTATTTCATCATCACCAAGAGCGAATTGAACAATTTTAAAACTACCATCTCCCCTAGCTAATCTTTGTCTACCAGCGTCAGTTAAAACAGCGTCTAAAATAATATCACCAGAATTGTCTAAAAATGCCATTATTATATCCTCTTTTGTTTATATAACTAGTACTAAAATTTATAATTAGTTACCTTTATTTCTATTTATATCATTTCTAATTGGTCTATTAACGCTAGTTGGAGCTGCATCAGTCTGCGGTGGTGTAGATATTGGACGGTTAGGCCTTATAGCATTTCTGGTGTTTCTTATAATATTATTTGTATCTTGATTATATTGCATTTTAAAATTAATGTCTAATTTGCGCCCTGTTTGTTTAGAAGTCAATCTTATTTTATAATTTTTATTCCAAACACTTGGTCCAATACCAAAATTAGGTGCTTGTTCATACGCAGAAGCAGCTGAGCTGTTATTAAGCATTTGATTGTAAGATACGTTTACGTATAAATATCTATTTAAGGTTTTATTAGTAGAAACACCAGAAAATTTTTCAAATTCAAAAACTTTTATTATTGGATAATAAATATCACTATTTTCAATGATTTCTATTTCGTATATAATCGTTGGATTTGATTTATAGCCAGCAGCATCAACTGCTCTAAATAAATAATAATATTTTTTATTATACTCTAGAGTATCTATAAATGAATCATTATTAATTGTTTTATATTTTTTATTTCTAAAATCTTCATAACTAAATGGTTTTGTGTCAATTCTAAATATTTCATAATTTTCAACAAACGTAAAAGGTTTATTTTCTTCACCTCTTATTTGTTTTATTGGTTCATCGTCACCAAATACAAGCTTTTCATCCACATTTTTTTGTTGAGCGCTAGCCATATTTTCTAAAAGCACAACATCACTGTCTTCTAAAATAACAAATTTTTCCGAGAGTGTGTCTAGTGATCTTTGAAAATTGAATTTTATTTTATCTTTTAAATCTTTATATGGAATTGGTTCTACTAACGGTGATACTGGCGGCTTAGAGATTTTTGGTTTTGATTTTGGAATATCAGTGAATACATCATTATCTGAAAAAACTGGTATTTCAAAAACATATACCAAAGGGGTGTTTTGCACCAAAAGAATACCAGAATTATTTTCAGATGGTGCGCTTACTGGTTCTAAAAGAGCATTTATAGGTTGAATAGGAAAAGGTATTTGCAAGGAACCTGTAGGTTGTGCTGGTCTTTGCTGCATATACAAAGATGTTCTATTTAAAATGGGTTGACTTAATTTTATTTCTGTATCCGATAAATTTATTTTAGAAGAAAAATTTATTACTGATTGATCTATATTTAATTTGCTTATATCAATATTATTATCAGGAGATAATTGCTGGCTCAAATCTCTAGAAAGCACAGCATTCGTACCAGCAGCACTATTTGCATCATTTGTTACAGACTTTGAACGAGCGATTAAATTATAAGAATATGCATTTCCTATTACTAAAAGATAATAGGAAAATCTATATGAATATTCTTGATCAGTTTTAAGCTGAGTGTCAATAAAATTTAGTATATCTTCTTCAGTATTTTCAATATAATAAGTTTGTATTACGCCAACATTAGTTTTAAATTTTTCAATCTTTAAACCTATTGGTTCTGTGTAACATTCTTTTCCTGATAAAACTTCTTTAAAATTTCTAAAATTTTCTTTTACTATATAATTTGTTTTACCAAGTAAAACTCTAGACATTAAATTAAAAAGAAATAAGTTATCATCTGTTGAGGGCACTTGCTGATTGGTAGTATTGCCTATAAAATAGCAAGGTAATCTATTATTTTGGAAATCAAAATATTTTGCGCCAAAATCATCATTATTTTCTATTGTTCTTTCTAGCCATCTTGTATAGTCATAAAATTTTATACCAACAGATTCATAGTACTTAGATTCTATGCTTCCATTTAAGCTACCAGTATCCAGCAATAGATTTGATAATTTTCTTTTTAAAATATTAAATTTTAGCTCTCTATTAGGATTTTGGTTTGTACCTAAAAATACGTTATTGGAAAGAATATTTAAATTAAAGTATGTATCCTTAAAAGCTTTTGAAAATTCTCCACTTTTTTCTTTAACAAATTCAACATTTATAAGATTTGGAAATAAAGAACTTCTATTTTCATTTACAGGCACATCAGCAGGATTGAATGCAATATTTACTAACTTTTTTTTATATTTTTTAAATTCTTGTTTCCAATCATCAAAAGTATTAGCATAGTTAGTAACGTATCTATCAGAAAAATTTTTTTCTAAATCGGCATCGTCTATTCTTTTACCGTTTGTTACTATATTTTCTATATCATCATTTTGTCTTATATCTTTTGCCAATAAAATATAATAATTTAATAAATCTAATTCATCTATATCATCTCTTTTTACAAAACTTTCATAATAAGAATTATAAAAATTATATTTTGTTTTTAGTTCTACTTTTGTTGCATTTGAAACATTATATAAGGTACTTAATTCTTTATTTTTTATAAGATATGGCGATGCTATATCAAAATTAAAATCAATATATACATTTGAAGAGTTTTTTATCTTATTTACAGTATCAGGATCTAAAAAATTAGTAGGAATATAAAAATTAGTTTTATCAATAGTCTGTTTTAAAATATCTATATATTCTTTGGATTCTAGTTCTAAAGAATTGTCTTTAACAATCCAAGAATTTTTTAGGTCCGATCTTATCGGGTCTTCCACCGCAGTAAAATAAAAATTTTGGTTTCCTGTTCTTTTCATCTTTATATTTTTCCAGTTGTCTCTATTCTTTCAATATGTTCCTGAAATAAGTTTTTATAAATAATCTTAAATACGTTTAAAAACAAATCTTTTGTATTATCAACAACTTTTCCATTTTCAATTCTAGTTGCATTTTGAGCAACATAGCACTCTTTTATGTTATCTCCGAATTGAGCATCGTTTGTAAGACCATAATTTTTTACAAAATAATCAGCTAAAATATCGCTACTAAATTTTCTATCACTGAAATAATTCGTTATATTTTGATCGTTTAATATATCTTGTAAAATTTTATCTTTTAATGTATTACTAATCGCTATAGCCTCTTGTTCATCCCCAGCAATATTATCTCTAACTGATAGCTGATCGTTTTCAAATTTTATAAAACACACTGTTCTCCACTTATTTGCTTGTCTATCATTGTAGTATAATTTAAATTCTAAAATATCTTCACCAAAAAATTCACTGTCAACAGTTAAACTTATAAAATAATTTGTTTTTTCAGCAAAAATATATCCTAAAGTATCTCCTCTAGAAGTTTGTAAGTCGCCAGATATATTACTTCCTTCAAGTGTGTACTCGTCAAAGAAATAATTTTCTATAACACGTTCAGTATATACGTATCCTGGTTTATCATAAAACCAAGTAACATCGTAAGATTTTACTAGAGATGGTGCAACTACTGGAAGGTTTGTTGGTAGTTGGTTCAAAATAATTGGTGTTACAATTGCAGGAGTCAGAATATCAAACTGTATAATTCCCTTATCTAGTATAAAAAATTTATTATAAACTGGTATGTTTTCGTATACGGGTGTATCTAAAAATGCTTCTGCTTTCACATAAGGCTCTAATGAACATAAATAATAGCCAGCTGCATCTTCAGGATTTACTTTCATGTATTCTGGATTTTTTAAATTATAATAACCGTCTGCATTTTTTGTAAATCCTATACGGTATATTTCTTTCAGTGTTTCATTTTTTATTTTAAATTCACTACTTTTTATTAGTTTTTTATCATAAAAACTACTTGTTGAATCAATTTTTATTGCAGTAGAATTTTCAGGACTAGAATAATATTCTATCTTATTCTGAAATATCGTTTTGCCATTTATTAATTTTGAGTTATTTAAAAGTCCAATCGCTATATTATAGCAAGAAAAAATTTGTAATATATTAAATAATCTCTCTGCGTTTTGTACTAAGCGAGCTTGTGAAGAGTCTGCACTTATTGCATCAAATTTTTTTCTTAAATCGTCTGGAAATTCTAAAGAAACATTGTTTTCATTGAATACATCGTATAATGAAAGAATGCGATTAACAACATCATTAGCTGTGAGAGTTGAAGGAACTGCAAAAATTTTATTTAAATATGCATCAAAATAAGGCGTTCCATAAAGACTAAAAATAAAATCAATATTAGAAAATATTATACTTTTCATATATTCTAAAAGATTTACAGTAGAATTATTTAAAGGTATATTAGAAACCGCATTAAGTCTCTGCTCTAATTCCTCTAAAGTTGTTTTAATAATTTTGTCTTTTCCTGGCGTTACAATATCTTTCAAAAATACATCAAAGCTAACAAGCCCATCTACGACTGAAAATCCAACTAAATCTTTATTTTTATCTTCTATAAATTCAAAACCAAAAGAATCAGGCAGTTCAGAATCAGCGACAGGATTTAATTTTTCTTCATTAAATTTATTTATTGCTTGTGCCTGAATTCTATTTTTAGCAGAAGTAAAAACATGCTCAACTTTTAATGTCTGCAAGTAATTAGCATATGCGTCTACCGATAAAAAACCGCCAATTAAATTTCCTGCCAATTGATTATTTAATGGTAGTTGCCTATTGGCTGGTATTGGCGAATCCTTTATGCTTATTTTTGGTTTATTTTTTGTCTGTAATAAGCTATCAAATTGTACAAGTAATTTTTCATGCATATTTAATACATGTGTAACCGCTTCAGGATTAGAAATACCAGGTAGCATCGCGTTAATAATCCCTTGTCTGATATTGTCATAATAAATTTCATTTAAGTTGTAATTGTTTAATCCATCAACAATTTTCTGCATTAAAGAGTATAAATCCGCTATCTTAATCACGGCGGTAGGATTAAATATTTCTCTTAAATCTTCACTAAATCTATTTTCATCGGTTATAAAATATCCTCTTTTGAAAGAACCTACTGAATTTTCTCTTGTTTGATCAATATATGGGTTTTGATCTAATAACACATCACCTGGTATTTCAGGTAATGAGGCTACTTGTAGATAATATCTTATATTATTTAAGTTACCTAGCAAAATTGATTTAAGAAGAAGAATAAAAATATAAGATGGATCTATGAGTTGTATTTCAAATTTATAGTTAAATTTTCCATAGGTATTTTTTGTTATATTATGATCTTTACCCGAAAAAAACAACATATCGTTCAATATAGAAACACCTATTTCATCTCTTTTTGATTCTAATTTAAAATCAAAATTTTCTTTTAAAGTAGTTGAAACTATTTTTTCCTGAAAATCTCCATAAATATCTGCTTTTTCGTTAATTCTAGTTAATTTACAATAATTTGCTTTTGATAAAGAAATTAAATTTTTAAGTCTTTCTGGCGGTAGAAGATCTACTAATTTTCCAAATATCATATTATCTTTTAAGAAATTTTTTATATCAAAAAAGAAACCGTATTTAATATAATTTAGTGGCTCACCTTTTGTTTTCTGTTGAATATCGCTTGGTAAAAATACATCATATGAAGCAAACATATCAGAAAAATATGGATTTTTTTGCTTTGATTCGTTTTTTTGTTTTTCTTCTAGATTTCTTAAATAATCTTTAGCAGCGGGTGACGATACTTCTGGAGTGTTTTCAATGATACTTAAATCTAAAACTCTATTTGAAGAAATAGTTCCATTCTCAACTATTTTAACAGCCTCTGGCTTACCATAAAAATATTTTTCTATATCATAAGTGTTTGAAAAATTTATATTAAATGCTTTAGAAATTTCATCTGTATCATAGTAAACAAAATGAACTACAGATATATATTCTATTGTTGGAGTAAGAACTATATTGCTATTATCATTAGCGCTATTAGCTATTTCTTCTTTTGTTTTTGGGCGAGTATAAAAACCTATATAATCTTTCAGAAGAGAATTTTCAAAATCAATAAAAAAATTTCCTATAATTTCATTTTTGTTTTTTATAGATTGTAATTGGTTTACTTCTTGATTTTGGACTGTTAATTGTGCTTGAGCGCTTTGCAGTGGCTGAACTAGATCTCTTTGTTGTATAGAAGACAAGCCTTCATCAGTATTAATTTTAGGAAAATTTCCATCTGTTATTTTTTTCGTATTAAGCCCAGATCTACTTTTAAAATTTTCAAATGTAAAAGTATGAACCCTATTTTTATCAAAACCTTTAACTTGTCTAGGGTCTAGCAATAAAATATCTTCTTCTTCTTTAGAAACACAAAAAATTGTTTTAAATTTTAGAAATTTACTTATAACTTTATTATTCCACCAATAACCATTTTTTTCTATTAAATTTATTCTATCGTTTAATGTAAATTTAAATTTAAAATTAAGTTGATTTTTTGTAGTTTCTCCAGGCGCATCAAGTAAAAAATCAATTTGATTTACGCCATCGTATTTTTGTTTAGATATAATACATCTATCAAAAGTTAATTGTGGTGTTACAACCGTTGAAATATCATTTATTAATGTTTGAAATTCATTTGCCATATTAACAATTTTCCCCAAATGGAGGCTTAACAGTTTTAACTAATTTAGTGCCTATTTCTACAGATACTTGTTCTAAGTCTATTTCATTATCAACTAATATATTAAAATAATTATTAGCTAAAATTAAATCTTGATTTATATTTTCTTCCTTTATTTCTTTATCGTCTAATAGAATATCATTTACTATAACTTGTTTTGGTTTTTTAAAATATATTTGCTCTAATTCTTCTCCGTTATTACCATCTCCCTTGACTTCAAAAAGTTCTATTTGAAAATATTCGCCTTCAAAATCAACGTTTAGCTCTTCAATATCTAAAAAACAATAATTATTTTCCATTCTATATGCTGTTCCATCTGAAAATATAATATCGTCTGGTTGTTTTTCGTCTTCTTTGTTTAATATTTTAATTTCATAAAATATTGGTTTTAAGTTTATCTGGGGTACGTCTAATTCATTATTAGCTGCTGTATATTTTTGAGCAAATGATTCTGCTTGACCTTTTAATATTTTTAAATTCCAAGACGGTTTATATTCGCTACTAAGAGACATATTTCCAAGTAAATTAGTAAACAATCCAGTATCTGTTTTTAAATCTAAAGGAGATAATTTTCTGCTTGTATTTTCAACAGATGTAAATCTTGTCTGTGGCTTTAAATATGGAGTTTCATTAAGTATTCTTATTGATGAAGATACTTGTAGTTCTTCGCGGTTTTGAGAATAAGCAACATCGTAGATAACATCGTCATCGTGAAAAGTATAATAAGAAGGCTTAAATTTTCCTTCTAATAAAAGCTTTTTCCCATAAGGAGTTAGTTCTATTTTTAATACTTCTTCTTTGCTATCAAAAAAAGACATTCTACACTCCTCCAATTATAAATCTAGCGCCACTATTTTTTTCTGAACTTAGTCCTAATTCTATATTAGCTAATTCAATTAATGAAAAGAAATCATAAGGCCAGTTATAAGAATAATTTGGTGTAACTTTGTTATTATTTATAAAATTAAATTTAAATCTAGTGTCATCGCTTGAATCATCAGTAAGAGCTGAATAATCTATATTTGCCTTCTTTTTTACTTTAAAGACCTTAAATCTCACATTGTCTGGTAATTTTTTACCATGGAATATTTCAGCTGCATTTAATGGATGCTCAATTGATGTTGTATCCAATTTTGCTATCCTAGAGGCTTTTGGCATTAATCCTTGCCAAATATCCGATAAATCTTGTTGATCTAGCTCTGTAGAAAATTCTAAGAAATACATTGCAAATGGTTTTATAGTTTTGTTTGTAACCCAATCAAGATGAGGTGGTAAATTATAATTTAACATACCTTTTATGCACTTAACTATAGAATTATTTTTTGGTATATCAGTTTTTAATAATAACTTAGACAATTGGCTTCTGTCCGCATTTTTAAATTCTGTTTGAAGCAATAAATTAATTGCTTGTTCTTCTATTGAAAAATAAAAAGGACCGGCATTTATTGTTTGTTCTGTAACGCCATTTTCACCAGCAACACCTAATATGTTTTTTGCTTTTTCATTATCTACAAAATTTTCATACCCTTTTTCTACATATGGTATTAATACAATAGCCTCAGAAATTTCTTTTTTAGCTGCTATTGTGCCTATGTCCCTTTCTCCAATTTCAAAACCACATAACGAAACAAGAGAACCTTTCGTTGTATCGGTTTTATAGATGTCGTCGGAGAAGCTTTCTTTAAGCCCAAAAACAACACCTTTTCCAGAAGATGGGATCTCTCCATAACCAGACCACATTCCAAGGGTTGAAGCATCAAAAATATTATATTCTGTATATGATCTATAAAGATTAAAGCTAATACTATAGTTGCTGACTGAATAATATTTTGAGTTTATTATTTCTGTATTATTTTTATTTAAAGAATTATTAAAATTTAAAACAGGGGTTTCAAATTTTGTTTGTATTGACCAAACATCTAGAGTATTATCTGAAGCATCGCTAATTTGTATAGGATTACCATACTGATCGGCTGTCAAATTTTTCAAACTAGTTACTTGTTTAAAATTAATAGATGCATCTAGCTTCATTCTATTTTTATAAGCCGTAGAAGCAGTGTATTGATTATTATAGTTCAAAACACTGCTAGAAAAGATATTCTCTAGTTCTGGGCTTAGATATTCTATAGAAGAACTGTTTATTATTTCATTTATTGTTGCTTGACCAGTAAAATTTGCCTTATAGCTTATTCTAGCAATTGAATTTCCATAATAATATGGTGGAGTATAAGGAGCATATGCTGGGTCGTCTATAAGATTGTTTAAAGATGAAGTAGGCCCAGCGTTAACACCTATTCCATAAAAAGTAAATTTTCTTCCATCAAGAATATTTGTGTTTTCCGCTAAGCTTGCAGTGTTCCAATATTTGCTTGGCGGCCCATAAAATTCAGATTCTTTCAAGCTAGGGACTGAAAAAGTTCCATATCTAGTGCTACTAAAATAGTCATTAAAGCTTTGTGAAATTATTTGTTTACAATCTTGATCTCTTTTAAGATAGACATCCATATAATAAGTTTTACCATCTTCAACGCGAATCTCTTTTGGTTTTGATAAGAAATTATTTAATTTTCCATTTTTTAAAAAGAAATTAGGTATCTCGGCAGTAAAATTATTTATACCCAAATTATATATTGAATTTTTTTGTGTAAAATTAGAGTTATAATCATTATATGTATATTTTAAATTATACATGGGGAATCTAATATTATTTCTATCGCTTCCGCTAATAATATCATTAGAATAAAAAGTTGGATTTAAATAATATAAGTTATTTTCTTTTAATGCTTCTGGGAACATACTATTGATATCAAGTATGTTTTCAAATTTCATTCTATAGTCAAAGTCTCCATCCAATACATAAAAAGCTCTTGATTGAGAAAGAGCAGTCACGGAGGCTGTAGTATAAAATTCTGGGAATGTTGACGAACTATAATTAACAGAATTTCTAACCATACAAGGCCAATCAACAGCAATACCGGCTTTTATTGTGTTAAATAATACACCTGGAGCAAATAAAGGCTGAATCAATGTTAATATCTGCTGATCTATTGGCGTTCCAGCAAAGCCTAAATCAGAATCTCTTTTAGAATGTGTAGAAATAGTGCCTGTCAACAAATTTTCTGTTGCTAAGTCAATAAAAGATTTTCTAAATAAATCAACTATTTGTATACTTCTATCTTGTGGATAAAAACCTTTATATGGTAAAAGTTTTAAAGCAGCATTCGCCGTGATTTTAATTTTTTGAACTCCAAGATTATTTTCAGCAATTACTGCTTTATTAAAATTATCTGTTGAAATGTATTTATTTTTTATATCATTGATATCTAGTTCAGAACCAGGCAATGATAAATAATTTCCCGTTAAAGGAGTTAAAAATAAAGGGTCTTGCTTTTTTGAATAAAATTCAATAAAGTCTGAAATTTTAAATTCTGGTAATATTGAATATTTTTTTGATAATGGTTTTAAATCAGCATAAAATTCTTCATAAGAGTCATAAAAAGGCTTATTATTTGATAAAATATCAGTTTTATATTTTAATCCAGAATTATTTACATAATAATAACCAGATGCAATTATAGTCCTTAAAATGGAAAAGTCAAAATCAGTTCCAAAATAAGATTCAGCCGGTCTATGATTAATAAAAGTAAATTGTGGTCTTGGATAAAACCTCTCTACGAATGTCGGTGATGTATAATCAAAATATCTCCATGAGTATTTATTTAAAAAATAATTATTTTCTGATAGTGTTTGATTATAATACGCACCTTCTGGTAGTAAAGAAAAATATCTTAATTCACGTTCTCTATATGGAGCTAATTCTCCTTGTAGGCTTGCGCTAAAAGATGCTGTTTTTGAAAGAGCGCTTGACGTAAAATGATAATTATTATCAATAGTCCAAATGCTAGAACTATTAAACACTGTATTTGTCTGTAAAGTTAATTGATCAGGAAATGTTGTTGATAGTAAGTTTACTAGAGTATCGCGGATCGTGGCAGACGATGCTCCACCTTTTTGATAGTAAACATCTGTATAATTTAAAGAGTTTGTTGAACCAGATAGCTGATTGAAGCCGCCACCGCCTCTTGCAGAGGTTCTAACTCTATCAGTTATATTATTACGCCAGAAACTTCTTATTTGTGCTACATTCCTGTCATATCCATTAGAGCCAGAGCCTCTTACTTCTTGATAGTTTGGTTTTGTTCGTATATTTGCTAAGCTAATTTTTTCTTTTCTTGGGAATACTAATTCTGTATGAGTAATTTTTTCTAAAGTTGGCTCAGTTTCATCTAACTGTGGTGACGTATAAGAACTATAAATCTTTTTATATGATAAATTATCTATATTAACTTCTGGTGGGTTTATAGCGCTTTTTAATTGTGGATTTGCAATATTATCTAAATTATTAGAATAGTCTGTTTTTATAGTATTTGTTACTTTCAATAATTCATTAATGTTTATCAAAGAACCACTTGAAGTTTCACCTGTAGGTAGACTAATATTGGACGCTAAAGCATCATTTCCTACATTTAATTCTAATGGATAGTTCCACTCAACAGCTGGTTCAATGTAAGATGACGTTAAAATTTCTTCACTAACATTTAATGCTTTTCTTAATTGTCCTATTCTTGAATTAACTTTTACAAATTTATTTTTAACAACAAATTTATTATTTTTAGCTAAACTAGTAGCGACTTGATTATTATCTCTTGTTCTTATTTGTTTCCAAGAAGGATAACCATAAGGTCCATTTTGTTTTAATAGCGAAGTATTTAAATCAATAGAAGCTGGGAACGACAAAGTAAGACTACCAGTATTTGCTTCCATCAAAAAGCTGCCATTATTTATACCAGCAAAATCAATAGTGCCAATACTACCTGATGAAGCGCTGAGAAATGGCAATGATCCTATGGAAATATTAGGATATATAGAAGAATAAGGTCCATTTGAAGTTGCTGAAGCTGTTACAGAAGCCGTAATCCAAGCATAACCAAAGTCACTTCTTGGAATTTGATGAGAAACGAAGGCATTATCATAATTTGTATTGCCTGCTGATATCAATTTATTTTTATTAGTTTTGTGATAAGAAGGGTTATTGTTATCAATAGAACCAGTTTCACCCGACCAACTATTAAATGCCGCTCTAATATTAGAGTTTCTATAATTTACTGTATTATAGGGAGATAATGATTCACTTTCTCTGTCAACGACAATATTTCCATCTAAAGAAGAAAATTTATTAACTATTATTCCTTCATATCTTGTTCTATTTAATTTTGGATAATCATAACTAGAGCTAATAACGCTACTTAATGTACCAGCTGGTAATTCCCCTTCTAGCTCAACAAAATATTTATTATTTACTTCGCGGCCAGCCGCCTGTAAAACATTATACAACTTATTATAATTTGACTTTTTCTTGTTATATATGGAAGTTCTAGCATATGAAGAACCAGATAATAATGGTCTTAATTCTACTTGGCTAGAAGTTGTTTGACTAATATTGTCTACGGAAAATACATCTACGCTGTCAGACAATGAAATAGGCTGTGTTACTGACAAGTCATATATTCTAGCTAGTTTTCTATCATAATAAGTTGTTTTATCATAAGATAATGATGTAGCTGCATCAAAAGCCTTAGTGACAGGTTTATTTGTTTCATTATTTATAGATTTAAGCATTCTTTGCTTATTTGAATCAGCGTCAACTCCTGCTGATGTTATAAACTCAGAATTTTCTCTTTCAGCTCTTTCCTTTAACCACAAAGAGCTACTTACTTGAGAGCCGCTCAAATCAGAAATAAATGTATCTGGAGCGTGTCCTCTCTGCCAGTTATATTTTAGTTCTTTAATACCTTTTATTTGACCATAAGGAGTAGAATCTTTTTTGAATTGTGAAACATTGTGCTTTAATTTTGATCTTTCAAAGACATGGCTTTCAACCATATTCCTAATAGAATCAGAAAATGCAGATCCTGCTGGTACTAATTGATATAAAAATTGTCCTATAGCCGAATCAACCCATACATAGTATTCTAGGTATCTCTCTAAATCAGGCTCATTATTTACTTTTTCAAAAAATTTTGCTCTTAAAACATTTAAATCTCTATATTCATCACGGTATTTATTTATTGGTGCGCCTATTAAATGATTAAAATCAGCAATACCAGCAAACATATTTAACATATCTTCTGATATTGTTTGATACATGCTTTTTTCAAAAGCCCAGAATAGATTGACTGGCCTGGTTTCTCTTGTAAACGCATAATCTGATTCACCAAAAATGTTTATAGTATCTGTAGAATATAAATTTTCTGGTATTTGTGGCTTATAGGTCAAGAAATATTCTTTCTTGACTATATCAGAGTAATTTTCAATAGTGTTTGTTACTTTTGCTGGATATCTGTATTGGAGATTACTATAGAAATTTCCACCAACTGTTACATCTGGATGGCTATCTTTTACTAGCACTTCTCCGCTTGAGTTTGAACCACTAATAAGATCAAATTCCCAGTTAAAAGCGACTGTATTAATCCTTTCTATCTTTTCGCCTAAAGTATCGTAAGGCTTTTTTAATGGATTTTTAACACCAAAGTTTAATGAGTCTCTAGAATGTTCTTTTATTTCTTCATCAGTTATATAATCAAACCAAAATCTAGCGCTTGAAACTAAAATATCTGTTGGATTTTGTAAAGTACCAGTAAAGTTATTTCTACGAGCGCCAACATAAAATCTCTTAGCACCAGAGTGTATATTTTTTACTGAATTTATAGTCAGCGCGGAGCTTGTAACCATAAATTCATTCTTAATGGTTCCTTCAACGGTATTAACGCCATAAAATTCTAAAACAAAATTTCCACCAGTTGGAGTTGTTTCAAAAGCTGTTATATCATAATTTAGCTGGTCATAATTACTGTATGGTGTCTTTAGTCTAACAGCAAAATTCCATTTTTCTCCTTCATAAACATCGCTATAATAAGAAGAAGTTAACGCTTCGCCCGTTGCTAAGCAATCAAATTTAAAATATCCACCGCGATCTTCTTTTTTATTTTTTACAAAATAAACATCATAGTTGTAATAACCGGATGTTGTAGTAATATCATAATCGCTTGTAGAGGTTTTATGCGCTCCAAACAAAGATAATTCACTAGCAGTTGGAACTGAATAGTCTACGTCGTTTGTAGGAAGTTTTTTTGGAAATATTATCTCCGTTTCAAAAGTTAATGGAACAAGATAATATGGTATTGATGACGTTAAGGCGTCTAGCGTTGTATTAACATACCCAGAAGCATTTGTGGTCCCGTCATCAACTTCGGAAGTATTTATAATATTTGCATAATAGCTATCTGGTGTTGATAAATTTAAAACTTTTTTGTTTAAAACAAAAGATTTTTTGTTATCAGATAAAGCAAACTCAGTATTATTAGCATAAATATTTAATTTAACTAATTCATCGTCTATACCAAATGAGCGCAAGAGATTTCTAAAAGATTTTTCAGTGCCTTTTGTTTTAAAGATATAGGTTAAGTTGTTGTAAATATTTTTATAAATTAAATTTTTTAAATCAGATATTTTTTCTTCAAAAAGTCTATCTTCGTCTCTATCTTTTAAGGCTTGTATAATAGAAGTATCAATAAAAATATCAGGCGATATTAAACCATGAGACTCTAATATTGTGTTAATAAAAGGTGCTGGTTTTTTATTTTGCTCGTAATATTCGCTAAATTCAAATGTTGGTAAGCTTTTTATTTGTAAATAAAGCTTATCAAAATAGCTTGCAATTATTTGTGTAAGCTTTTTTAGTTCTTCTGTGGCTATTTCTGTATCTTCTGTAGTAATCCACTCGGGTAGCGATCTATAAATGCTTGAACCATTTGTTCCATCCCATTCAGCGCCAAGCATTTTTAATTCTTCACTACAAGAAAGAACTAAAGGGTGATCTGAGAAAAGAATTGGTTCTTTTGGCTCTAAACTATCAAATAAACCACTTTCATCTATAGCTGATGACGTTGACCTAATTGCATAGTCATAATTTATAATTTGTCCGTTTGATAATCTACCAGAATAATCTAAAACTATAGAATCTCTAAGATTAGTATATGAAGAATCAATTATTCCTTCATTGAATCTATAATATAGACCTAAATCTGTATTTACTGTAGAATTATTGGTGCCACCATAAACTCTATCAAATCTATATCTTGATATCTCTTTTTCTGTTTTTGCTACTTTCCAAAATCTAAATTCATCAAATGAAGCTGGTATTGAACCGATATTTCTTAAAGAAGAAAATGCGGCTTCGGTGTCTAGGGGAGTATAGCGGTATGAGCCTATATTAGAAATTAAACCAAGGTTATTAATTGATGTTATTGCTGTTCCTAGGCTTTTTTCTTCTATTAAATTTCCGTCTACATAAAAACAAAACTTTAATTTAGAATTATCATTTTGAGCAGTAAAGGCGTAATGATGCCAGTTAGTTAATTCGGTTAAATTATAATTAAATGTTGCTCTTTGATAGCCTTGTGAGCCATTTTTATAAGTTACATGGAAAGAAGCGTCTGCTGGTGTTATGTCAACTAAAAAGCGCGAATAATCAGATGATGATACGTTCGTTACTGAATTCCATAAATCAAAAATACAAAAAGATGCGGACAAGACTGAACTAGATAAATCTTTTTGTAATTTAAACCATGTTTCAACTGTGTTACCAAAAGCTGGTCTTAGCTCTAAATTTGCTCCTTGCAAACTAGCAGTATTATAAAGATTACCGTTTGTGTATGTTGATCCGTTATTTGGACCAGATAATGTTTTAATATATTGGCTATTGGAGCTTGAAATAACGGTTATTCCAGATCCAGTAACAGTAGAGTAAGAGCTAAAAGATGAAGAATTAAGAGTTAAATATCCAGTTGTTTGTGGATATTTATTTTCAAAAACATATTTTTCTAAATACGATAGATCATTTTTCCATTTTAAAATTTCACTCTCTGAGCCGTCGTATGGAAAATTACTGTATATGTGTTCAATTGCTTTAGAATAATATTCTTCCGCTAAACCAAATCTAGCAAAATTACTAGGATCAGAAAAGTCAACATTTGGTACGAATTGTTGGCTTTCCTCATTTTTTATTTTTATATACTCTTTTGATTCTAATTCTTGATATAACTCTTCTGGTTTTGCATTAAATACTCTACCAGTTTCTTTAAACAAATCTTTTATTGACATATTATTCAACCTTAAACTTAAAAGTCTGTGGGAGTTCTTTTAGTGTGACACCATCATATGTTGCAAATTTAAATCCATATGTATAACCACTTTCTAATAATGACATATCTAAGTCAAAATAATTACCTACAGAATCATAAGAAGTTTTAGAAAAAGCTATAGACCCAGTAGAATAATCAAGTACTAAATAATTATCGCTTAATCTAAAAATTTTATAATAAAGATTGTTTATTATATCATTTTCTACAATATTGTTAGCTACAGAATAAATTGTCGGACTCCAGTCTTTTTTTCTAGAAAATATTTTAAATCTTGCTGTTTCTTTTGGAGAATATGAAACTTTCATATTTGTTATATTAAATATATTTTCTGCTTCATAATCATAATCGTATGATTCTGGCTGCAAGACATCAAAAGAGCTTGAAAAATAATTTACTAGTGATCCTGTATTATACCATTTATCGTATACAACGCTAGCTGTGGTATCAATTGCAACTTGTACTTTATAAACACCCGCGCTAGGGTTTGTGATAACTTTATAAGAAGACGAAATTTCGTTTGTGAGGTTGCTATTGGAATAAAATTTAACACCTGGTAAAATATTTCCTACTATATTTTTTGAAATACCTCTTGGTTTGTTAAAAAAGTAAAGATTCATAATATTATCTGAATCAGAAAAAGCACTACTTGAAGCAAAAAAATTATTTCTATCGTCGGTTACAACTGCCGCCCATCTTGCTTCTATTGATGGCTTTTTGAAGAAATATTGTGTTCCTCTAGCAGAGAATTTTTTTGTATAAAAGCTTGTTTTTTGGGTTCCATCTTCAAAACTACCAGATAACTTAACTATAAAGCCATGATTTTCTATCGCTGAATTAATCCAGCTTTCAACTATTTGAGTAATATCAACCTCTAAGTCTTCTAACCCTGATGAAAAGTTTTGAGTTAAAGTATATGAAGAACCAGTTAAAAACGATCCACCATTTGAGCCTGTCCAAGCGGAACCGCTGGTTGCATAAAGCCAAGTAGAACCAGCACCAGCTGTATATTGGTTCCAGCCATCATCAGAATAGGCTTCCATATCTAGTCCATAACCTTCATCCCATTCTTGGTTTAATGGATTTACTGTAACTGTAAAATCTCTTGGAACGCTAAAAGAATGCTCAACGTTATATAATTTTAAATAAAATTTAACGCTACCAGATTCTGGTATTTTAGTGTTCGCTCTGTCGGCTATTATATCTGTTATAGGAAACTGAACAAGTATTCTACTCTTCTCTAGCGAAGTATTAGACGCTTGCCCATAAATAGAAAAAATCTCTAAAGAATCAGCAGCGCCCATATTAGCATTTTCTGCTCTTGTAAACAAATCATACTTATATGCATCAGTTATTGTTGTATCTTTATTTGCAATATATTTTTTTATTGGCATTAGATTATTGTTCCACGTATATCAGAATTTGGATATTTTATTTCCCAAATAGCATTTAAAGGCATTTTTATCATACTATCATATAAATTAGTATTAGTACTAGTATTTATCATAAGATTTGTTCTAGCGTAAGAACTACCAGTTTTAGTTTTTATAGACACCGATTTAACATCTAAAACGCTATCAACTCTCTTTAAAACCGATAGAACGTCATTAATCATAAAGGGTTCGCCTATTTCTGGGATTCTAGCAAAATATTCTCTTAACGCATTCAAAGAATCATCTAAGACATCGGCTTTTGATTTTCCAGGTACACCAATAGCTACAAATTCTATTGATAAATTTACAATTTTTGCATCTATTATATCTATTGTATCTGATAAAACTTTATTTTTGTCTAACCAAGTTTTTAAATTCTTTTTTATATTTATTGAAGAATTTACAAGATGGCCATTTTCGTCTTCTGACATTACGTATAGATTTAAATTTCTTTTAAAGGAATTTTGATCTTTAACTATTTTTACTCTTTTAATTGATCCAAATTTTCCAGGCATTGAATAAGACAGAGCTTCATAATCTTTTTCAGTTACTGCTCTATTTTGTGATGCAAAATTATTTAAAATTCTGATTTTTAATTCTTCAGAGTCTGGAACTTTGATGTATCCAACAACAGGATCTTCATTTTCTACTATTATGCTTGCTCTAACATCTTCAACATCTAAGGCATTTAACTGTTGCTCATTTTGGAATTCTGCTACAAGACTAGAAACAGCATTTATTGTTCCTACTGCCGCATTGACATTTTCTAAAGTATTTACGCGATAAGTTATTTTTAAAGTTGTATTTGAAGGAGCAATACCAAATTTATCACTGTTTATTAGCTTTTTTGGGTCAAAAGAAACATCAGAAACATACTTTCTTCCATACATTTCAAGAACAAATTTTGTAGGATCTTCTAGCATTTGGTCATTTTGAACATCAACCATATCAGAAGCGCCAAAAACTAAATAAGTTGAGTCCCTATCTTTTTCAACTACAAATCTTCTTGGCATAGCAAATGGTATTAATATATTTGGAGCAGTAGTTGAATCCTCTGAAACATTTGGAATCTCTCTATAACTTATATTTTGCGATAAATATTCTGCTTCATAATACTCATTACCTTCTGAATCTACAACTGAAACAATGTCTGCTATGTTTGATTCATTTATTTGAATCTTTCTAAACCTTTTAAAAGATCCGATAGAAACATTTTGGTTCTTGTATATACCAGAAATAACAGTTCCATAGCCCTTTATGGCGTAATGTGTAGGTTCGCCTGTAGTTGGATTAGTTTTTGCAATACGAACAGAAAATTTTGGATTGTTCATATTGATTTCATCAATCAACGTGAAAGCGTTAGATCCAGCTGAAAATGATGTTCCTTTTTTTAATATAGGTGCATAAGACAAATTAGGACCATAGCCAGTAGAATTAGCTGGCACTATGCAATATACAGCAACTGTTCCATAAGAAGATGGAAACGGATTATGCTTATAACCTAATTTATAACCATGTTTTAAAATATTATTATATTCTATAGCAGTTTTTAGATGGCTTTCATTTGAACTATAGTCTGTATAGAATGATAACACATCGCCTATATAAGAGACTGTTTCAAGCATCAAAGAGCCAAAACTGGCTTCATTGAAATCCTTATAAGTATCTGGATAATACTTTTTGGCATACTCAACAAGTTCAGACTTTATTGAGTTAAAATCTCTAGCTGTGTATTTTATTGGTACTAATTTTTTAGTTGTCATGTTTATTTTCTCTAAATTATAAATAGTTATCTTAATATAATATCTAAAGATAAAACATCATTTATTGAAACCGTAGGTACGCTATAATACATAGATATTGAAACTTTATTCTCATCTGCACTTCTTATAACATCCAGTTTTTTTATGTTTACAAATGGCATATATTTTGCTATTTGACTATTGATTCTAGAAATTACCTGAGAATCAAACGTATCGGACATATTTTCAAACAAATAAGATTTTATTCCAACGCCAAAATTTGCATCAAAAACTTTTTCGCCTGGATTGGTCAATAAAAGATTTTTTAAATTTTGATTTATTGATTCTTTTAAATTTTTGTTTAAAGCATAACCCAAGTCAACTTTGTTAAAACCTAAAGGTAGTTTTGGTGAAATACCGGCCATTTTTTATTCCTCGTCTGGGCATTTATCGTCTTCGTTTGTAGTTCCAGAAGCTATTTCAAAAGTTTCATCACTAACAGATATCGCAACTGCTGCATAGCCTTGCGGCGTGATTGGGGGCAAAAGTGTTGACAAAGCAGCACTTGGTACATAAAGTGGTAAATTTTTAGCAGGAATTTCAACACCAGCGTTTTCAGCGGCAGCAACTCCTGATTTATATGCAAGGGAGATAGCAGAAGAAATAGTAATATTTGGGTCAGTAACCTGTGCAAATGATTTTGTAAACGACTTTGCAATTTGTGGTATAACTTTTAACTGCGATAACAGAAAAGTTAATCCTGTATCTTCTATTTCTTTTGTATAGTCTGAAGCCCTATCAACAACTGAAAAAATATTTCTTATTTGCTGTTTTGTAGCATTAAAAGAATCATTTATCTTATTAACACTACTCAAAGATAATAATATTGCACTAGAATAACAAGAAATCATTTCTTCTATAGGATAATATGTTGAAAAGTATTCATAGAAAACTTTTTTAAAGTTTGAATCTTTCTTATAATCAAAATTATCATCAATAATTCCAAAATTATATAAATCTATAACATCAATATTATACTGTAGATTGGCTACTGTGATATTTCTTGTTGGGCACAATTTAAATTGCGCTCTTTTGTCAAAAATATTTATTGCAAAAGGTAAAATATTAAGCTGCTCTTCTACATTTTGATTTTCAGCCTTGAAAATTTCTAGTAATTCTTTCTTTTCTTTTATTTTGGCTTCGCTTTCTTTTATAGCATTTATATATAAAGATGGAGTAAACCTTAATTCATACTTAATGAAAGACTTTTCTCCGTCATCTATAGGCTTTCTTTGGTCCTTATTTATTAAATATTGATTAAGGCTAAAAGGATCTGCAACAACAGCTTCACCACCAACCTGATTAACTTCTGTGTAGTTATCGCTTATATATTTAATCAAATCATCTATTAGCTCTGGCGGCAACAAACCAGTTAAGACCTCTTTTAAGACCTCTGTAGTTATATTACTAAATCTACCAGTATTTGGATTTATAAAAAAGTCTATAAGTGCAGCCATCGCTGCTTCTTTTGATTGTTGCTGTGCGCTTATTTCATACTCTAAAGATTTTATTTTATTTATTAATGATAATGAAGAGTTAAACTCTGAATTAATTACTAGAATATTATCAAATAAGTAATCTAAATAATTTTCATATTTATTTTTATATATTATTTTTTCTGCAAAAGAAAAATCTTCTTTATTAATTTTTTTATTTTTAAGCGCTTTTTCATATATTGGATAGATTTTTTTTGCAATTTCTATAAATTCTTTTTTAAAATATGTTTTAAAAGAATTAAATTTATTGTTATCAGTTAATATATCTCTATCTAAGTTGTAATCTTTTATATTATTTTCTAAAAAATACTTCTCTAGTAATATTTTCTCTATTCTATTTTTAAATGTTGAACCAAATAATTGTTCTATATCTTTTAAAATTATGCTATGGCATACAGCATAAAAACTATCAATCTTCAGCATGGTCGCCACTGCATTTAATGGTAATAATTTTAAATTAAAATCAATCGCATATAACCTTAATAAAATTATTGCAGCGGATTCAAGATTAGCTCTATTGACTTCTGACTCTAAAACTTTTCCATTTTGATCAACCTTTGGTTGGATACAGGCATTTTTTGCTGCATTTTCCTGCATAATTTTAACTAAATCATCTATAGTTAATAATCTTAAGTCTTTTTCTCCGCATTTTTTCTGTTTTAGCGTTAATAGTGGGTTAAAGTTAATGTTATAAGCTTTTGAATATTTAGAATTTTCTGTTGCAGCTATTTTTGTAAAAAGAAAACTTCTATGATATTGTTTCACATAAGAGTTATTTATTTTTTTAAAAAGGTCATTCCATAAATTTTTACCTAATATTGGTGAATTGGATAAAAATAAATTAGTCTGATAAATATTATAATTTTGATCTACTAATTTAAATGGTGTTTCTGTAGAAGAAGTCAGATAAGAGCTTGAAACAGATAAAAATTTGCTATTTTTTATAGTCTCTATTTGCTTTTGCGTAAAATCTTTTTGTAAGCCATTTATTTTGCTGATTGAACTACCACTAACAAAGCTGTAAGAGCTTGTTAATAAACTACTACCTATTTGTCTATTTATAATAGTGTTACTGCTAGATATTTCGTTTGACTGAATTGTTATTTTACTAACTGGGAATAAGTCAAAATATTGGTCTTCACCAGGATTTATAAAATTAAAATTGCTAATATTGTATTTTACTTCAATTTTATTCGTTATTAATGAAAAAGTATTATCAATAATAAATTCTGAATTAAAGCTACGGTTTAAAAAATCAGTAAAAGTTATCTTTGGAGTTTCTAAAAATAAATTATTTGTTGTATTACCACTAGACGTTACCTGTGTACAGTTATTTAACCAGCTATTAATATCAAAATTGTAACTTTGATCAACAGTTTTTAATAAACCATTTAATGTATTGTTAGTGGCTTTTTTAAAAGAGTCTGGAAATGGTCCAACTTTATCACTTATACCTGGCGTAATAGAACCGTCTGGGTTTTTTTGGCAGTTCATTGGAGGCATCTTAATAAATTCGCTATTTAGCGCATTTAATGCAATACCTAATTCTGCAATAACTTTTTTTACTTCTTCATCTTTTCTTTCTATTTCTTTTAACGCATCTTGCTCACTTAAGCCTTTTTCTAAATAAGATTTTTTTAAATTATTATTTAAAGTTTGATTATCAATGCAAAGTAAGTCAGGATCGGAGCTTAAATCTTTAGTCTGATAATCTTGCAATACTTGAGAATTTATTAAATTCTTAAATTTACCGAAATAGTTTATTACTTTTGAATCGGAGAGAGTAGTAAAATTATTTTCTGCTTTTTTAGTACCAAGTTTTGGTGGTATTATTTTTATTGGATTTTGCTGTAATTCTAGATTATTTATAGTGCTTTTTGTTATTTTTAAAGTTAAATTATTTGGGACTCCTAAGAATAATGATAAAATTTCTTCTTTAGTAAGGGATTGAGAAATGTTTGAAAGAATTAATTTTATTTCGTTTAATTCTTGTTCGCTATTTTCTTGAGCCGCGTCTAATACACCTTCTTGTTCTAAACCTTGTGATAGATCTCCATTTAATAAATCTTCTGCGTTTGTATCGCCAAATCTATCTGGATTTACATTTGTTCTGCATTTCTCTGAAAGATTTAACAAAGATCTAATAAGTGTTACTAAAATATCTGTTCTCGCATCTACAACTGCGCTTCCAAATTGTGCATAATATGAACTTACAAGCGAAGGTAAATGTGGAAATGTTGGAAGTTTTATTAAAGGAAATTTTGGTATTGGTAAAGGAGGAATTTGGCAAGCTAAAGGAATATCATTAATAAGCCAATTTTTTAGAGCTTCTAATAAGAATCTGACAAGTTCTCTTGTTTCTGCATCTACTATGCAGCTAATCAATTCTTCAATTATTGCATCCCAATTTATTGTTTTAAAATCTTTAAGTTGATCAAATCTATCTTTAGTAATTTGTTTAAGATTATCTAGTGTTGTTTGCCATTCCTGTTCGGAAAAAGAATCTTTAGCGTTTTGTATCGTTTCACCAGAAACTATATTATTTAAAAATTCATTACTGTTTGTTTTTAAGTTGTCAATAGTTCTAGTTTTATAATCTCTTAAACACTGTTTATTACTTTCACTAAAATTTCCAAATGTGCCTTGTGCAAATTTTATTTCTGCTAATGAGCCAGGAGTTATATATTTTGCTAAAAATTGGCTTATTGAGACTGAATTATCTTCTTTTGATAAAGGAATTATATTACAAAGTAGAAATGAAAAGGTTATATCTGTTACAGGATCATTTTCTATTAATGATCTAGCGCCAATAAGCTCTTGAATCTGAGGCGGTCCTACTTCTGGGCCGCTTATCATAGAAATAGATTCTAGAATAGCATTTGAAAATTGTAATAATAAGCTCTTTTTTTCTTGAGTGGCTACTATTTGTGTACTATTTTTCTTTCTTAAATTTAATAGCGATTGATAAAAATTTAAAATATTTTCAGCATAACTAGACAAATCTATAAACACTTTAGTGTCTTCATTTTTTCTTATTTCTTCGTCTATTTTTAATTGATATTGAAATATATTTTCTGCACTTTTTTCAAATATTACTTTTAGCGCCTCATAATCTTCAAAAGGTAAAACGACTATTCTTGAAGGAATAATCTCTATTTCTTGAGGAGAAATATATTCTTTTGTTAGTGGATTGTCTCCAAAGGCTGCATTTACATAATCAAAAGTCGCACCAGCGTTTGGCCCTCCTTGCAAAGCTGCTGAGATATTTGGTGCTAATTCATTAAAATCAAAAACAGTAATATTTTCTACCTTGCTTGCTAAATCAGGTAAAGCAGCTAAAGCGTCTGCTGTGGCTGTAACTATTTCCTGGGCTACGTTTTTTACTTTAGTGACTGCTTCTATGTTTTTAACAGGTACGGAAACTATTATTAATACTCTTTCTCCAGCTCTTGGACTAATATAATAATTGTCTATTCTACCAAATAGATAATATTTGTCTTCAAAATTTTGACCATTATCCGTTTCTTCTTTATTCTGGTCTAACAAAATTTCTTTTATGCCTTGAGAAAATGTTTTTCTAAATTCTTCTTTAACTACTTCTTCCGTTAAGCCTTCAAAATTTAATATATTTACTTCTTTGGCTGTATAATATGCTGCTGTTTCATCACTAGAAACAACCTTGTTAATATCAACCGCTGAAGGAATTACGCTATTGTTTATACTTCTAGCGTACATATTTGATTTAAGAATAGAGCTTTGTACGTCTATTAATTGTTTATTGCTAGTATTAGGTAATTTTCTAATAGATTTTTTTAAACAATAACCTTCTTGCAGCTTTTCTCCTTCTGCGGTATTGATCTGAAAAAGAATCTTACACCAAGATAAGTTTTTTCCTAAGCCATAATCTATAATTTTTATTGATTTTGCATTAGAAAAAGCAATAACATTAAAAAATGTGTTTTCAAAAGTAAATTCAGCTATAGATGAAACATCTTTATTGTATGCATAATCATAAATAAATGTAGCTGGCGCTTTGAGAACTTGCCCAACAGTATCAGCAAATTTAGCAAAGTCAGCATCTGTTTCGGATATAGCTCTTTCAAATCTTTTCCATCGGCTTTCTGCTTGTACGAAATCTTCTGCTCCCAATAAATGCTTTATGATTTTAGTATCGTCTGAATCATTTATTGATAAAGCTATATTTTCTCCTGCTCCAACAATAAAATCAGCAGAGGTTGGAAAATTTTCTTGAGAAAAAGATAAATCTTCTATTATTTTTTGAAAATTGATACTATTTGCCATGTTTTTTAATTAGTGTTGTTAAATCTACTAGCTATATAGGTATCGCCAGATTTTTCTAAATAGGTTTCTTTAAAATTAAATAAATCTTTTCTTATCCCGTCAAGTTTTGTGTTTGTAAACTGTGTAAATACATAGTTAGCGGCCATGCCTCTCACTAATACATCATCGTCAAGGGGTTGGGTTGGAGAACTTGCCACTGATGACATGTGCTGATGGTTGGCATACGACTCGTTAACGTCAGCCTGATGATAAACAATTTCCATAATTGCATCTAAAGTTAGCTCAAAAAGTTCTATCAATTTCCTTATAGCTAATATTGTGTTGTCGCCTTTTAACAATGGTTGAAGCTCTTTATCGTCATTACCGGCGATTAAATCAATGCCTTTAAAATTAATATGTTTTTCTCTCTTAGAGTCTTCATTATATCTTCTTGTTACTAATTTTATTCCTCTTTCGCCTATTACTCTTATGTCATCTGCCTTTATAGCTATTGCAGATTTTTTTATTGATTTGCCAATAGTACCATCTGCTAAAGATAGATAATCATCTATATCCGCTGTTTGTGACATATAAATATATGATGAATCAAGCATAAAATTAGGATTAGTACTTACTGGATTTTCTGGATCTTCTGAATATAAACCAAGCCCTGCTCCGAAATGACCAGTTACAAGATGAATCATGCCGGATTCTGGATAGCCAGTACCGCCATAACCAGTCCAAATATCATCAATTCTATCTTTTCCTAATACAATATGAGAATTATTGTAGCCAGAATATACTTTTTCTGCTACGCTGTTTATTCTTTCAGGATAAGCTTCTCTTTTAACACTATCACCAACGCCAGATTGACGTAATTGTGTCGCCGTGGAAGAATTTTGATTAGCTTCTTTGGCTTTATCAGATAAATTTTTACTTTCTAAATAATCAGCCATTTTATACCATCTCTGTTAATTTTATGTCTTTTGCTTCAAGATACAAATTAATTCTTTGTCTATTATAAATAGCGTATTTGGACCCAGAACCAGCGTTCCAAGCGCCCATGCTTAAAACTTCTTTTCGTGGTTTTCTACCGACTGGTGCTATTGACATATGAAACCAAAAACTACCAGGTCCATTGCTTTCAAAAATTAATTGATCTATAGGCAAATCAGGAGATTTTATTATTTCATCAAATCTATCAAATAATTGTTGGTCAGTTAGATTAGAAAACTTAACATCAGCTGCTTGTCCTAATCTATGTTGGCTTGTTGCAGCGCCATTTACAGCAGTATTCAAATCTTCATTTCTAAAAGCATTAGTTAAATAAAATGAATTTTGTCCATACTTATCAACCAAAACATCTAATAGTTTATTCGCTAATAAAGTTAAATATTTTGTCTCTTCTTCATCTGGCGTATTATCAATACCCAATCTTTTTGCTGTAGAAGATTTTGTTAAATCCTGTAGGGTAAAATATTTAGAAATTTTTTCACCACTAATAGAATTATATTTTGATAATTCTTCTTCTATGGTTTCACAACCTTGTACTGAAAAAGAAGGAGTTGGCTGTTTTGTTTGATCAACGTCCTGCGTATTAGAAGAGTTTATCGCATCAGAATTACTTTTTATATTTGCTTTGTCTGAGCAGGCACTTGCGTTAAATGGTTCTTTAGCACTGCTTGGTTTTAGATTTTCAACTATTATTGGTGGAAGTTGACCATGTACATAGGTGATACTTCCGTCTTCTTTTGCGCTATTAGTAAACGAAAATTCTATAAAAGAACCAACTGGTATTTTTTCTTTGATTTTCGTACTGCATCTTATAAAACTTATTGATTTGAGAATATCAAGTTTTGTTTTTAAAAGACCTTCTATGCTACCATGCGCTTTTTCAACTGGTAGAACAACATATTCAATAAATAAATCATTAGTGGAAAATGTGTTCTGTTTGATTACTTTATTAATATTAGTTTGAGGATTTTTTGTTTCCACTATTTCCATTACAACACCATAAGTGCTATAATCATTTATGGAATTTAAGCTTTTTATTGTTTCAATATCAAGCTTTCTTTTTACAATTTGTGGATTTTCTCTTAGAAGATCACTATCAACATTAAAGCCAAAATTAGGTTGTTCTCTGGTTAATTGTACTTGTCCTGTACCAATTTTTTCAAAAAACATTTATTTTTCTTCCTTGATCAAATCAAAAATTTCATCCCTTTCTTTAGCCGATAAAGTGTCTTGTAGGCCGTCTCTTTTTTGAATAATTGAAGCAATTTTTACTAATTGTTCATTTGATCTTTGTAATGTTTCAAGATATTTGCTTGCTATTTCTCCAAAGTCTTTATGAACGTGTTTAGTGCCTTCTTCGCCCATTTGGCTGACTAATTCAAGCAATAATTTATGAGCTATAGCCCTATCATTACTGATATTATCAGTCGCTTCAGTTAAATATTCTTCTAAGGTTTTTGAATTATTTTTCATTTTCACTTTTTATATATTTAATTTGTCCGTCGTTCCACTCTATTTTAAATTCTTCATATTTATTTTTAAATCTTTTTAGATTACTAACTACTTGTTTTGTATTTAAGCCTGTTATTTCTCTTATGTAAAGATAAATAGCTTTCTTATTAAAAATTTCTATATTGTCTTTTTCACTAAATAATATTTGTATAGCTTTATAAACTTTGGCTTCATTGCTTTTCATTTTCTTATTTTCCCAATTAGCCATATCTTTTTTTAAAGCCAACCAAAATTCAATTTTTTCTCTTTCTTCAATATACGTATCTTCATAAATTAATTCATCTGTTTCACCAGACACAAGGAGATCTTCAAGATAAACTTCCTTACGATTACTATTTTTTTTCACTTTATGTATAAACCAATTTTTGGTTATTACAGAAAAATAGGAAAACGCTTTAGAGCCTTTGGAAGAATCATATTTGTCTAAAATTGTTGTCAACCAAACCTTACATTCACTTTTTAAATCATCAATATTAGGCAGTGTGTTAAATTTATAAGTAAATACTATTTTATCAACCATTTCGTCAAAAGCTGGCTGAATTAACGTCTCATATAGCTCGTTTTTTCTTTTATGGTCTAATATTGTTGAATATTCTAAAATCGCATTTTCATGCAATTTTGTAAAATATTGATCTTTTTCTTTGTTATCGCTCAATTTCTTCTTGACCTTCTTTTTCTATGATAGTATTTTTATATGCCTTACAAGCCTCTATAACTATTTTTGTATTAGCTATTGCTGCTTTTATTGTATCGTCGCCATAATATTCTTGTAGTTCATAAACATTTTCAAGACCAGAACTATATTCATTTAAAAGTTCTTGTAGTTGATCAATATTATCTACACCATAAGAGAGCTTTTGTACTATTTTTCTAATGTACCATATTAGAACACCATTAAATATTAGTGATAAGAGCAGTAAGAATTCAATCATTATTTATAGTCTCTTTTCTTTAAAGCTTCTTGCTGATCTAAAAGAAGTTTTCTATTATCTTCTATTGCTTTTTCAACACGTTCGCCAGCTAAATCTCTATCAGACTTTTGTTTATTATAAGACGTTAAAAGAGAAGGCACTTTCTCTAAAGTATCTTTACCGCTGCAATGTTCACAATCATGCAACTGCTCTGTTATACTATGCATAGTTTTGAACTTTTTTTCACAAAACTTGCATTTGTATTCATACATAGGCATGCTTTTATTCCTCTACTGGTTGATCACTAAACAATATTTGCTTTGGAGGATTAGTAACAACTAATTCTTCATTTGGATCTTGTATAAACTCAAAGCCTTTTAGTACTGGAACAATATCTGCTTGTTCCATCAAAGACTTTTGTAAGGCTACCATTACACAACTAAGAGCTTGATCTGATAATTTCATTTGTTTTCTCCATGCATGCTTTCGCATATTAATTTTTTATATTTTGTAGTTGACCAGCCATGAGATCTATCAAGGTATTTTATTTGTTTAGTAAGCTCTTGGCCTGTCGCATACTTATTTTTATAATCATCACCTAAAATTCTAACATCTATTTTATTATTTTTTAATATTTCTTCTAAATCTTTTTCTGTTGTATATCTTAAAACCTCATTAATGTACTTAATTGATAATAATATTTCTTCTCTTTCTTCAAAAGTTAATATTGGCTTACATTTTTCAGGCCTTTCAACAGTTGGATCTGTTTGTAGAGCTACAATTAGATAATCACAATATTCTTTTGCTTGCTTAAACATTGCAATATAGCCTGGATGTATAACATCAAAAGATCCAGCTATAATACCTATTTTAACTTCTATCATCTACCGCCGACCTACTGTTAGACCAATCCCAATTTTTTCTTATTTCTTTATTATATTTCCAGACATCTTCAAAAATTTTTGTGTTTAATTCGTTTTGTCTCATCGTATTTATCAAGGCGTTGATATCTTTTGGAAAGCATGTACCTCCAAAGCCTCTATCGCCATCTGGGCCTGGCACTTTTGTATGAGAGGTACCGATACGGCTATCGCTAGTTATACCTTTAATAACATTTTCATAAGATGCATCAATTTTATTGCACATATCATAAACAAGATTGAAATATGCAACCTTAACAGCTAAAAATGTATTAGAGAAGTATTTAATAGCTTCTGACTCGTCAGAAGTAGTTAGCAAATTTTTTGTATTTGGTAATATAGTTTCTAAAAATTCAGCAACAACGATTACATCTTTTATATCACCCCCTACTACATTTCTTTCTGCTTTTTTAAAATCTTCAACTGCATTTGCAGCTGTTAGGAATTCTGGATTGTGTACAATGCGTAAATCTTTACGCATTTCCTGTATGCGCTTTGTTGTTCCAATTGGCACTGTTGATTTGATTATAAAAATTCCATTTAACCAGACAGGTAGTGATTTAAAAAAACCTTCAAGTATAGATAAATTACATTCTCCACCCTCGGCACTTTTCATTGGAGTAGGCAAACAAACAAATATTAAATCACAACTAACAGTATCGGAAAATGTATTTAATGATCTATTTTCATCTTTATCAAAAACAAAAGTATCATATTTTTCTTTTATATTTTGATAAACTGCGTTTCCAACAAAACCATTTCCTATGATTCCAATTTTCATCTTATTTCCTTAAAGCTTCTAAAATTAAATCAATCCTATTTTTTACTAAATGATTTTCTGTTACTTTTTTATAGAGATTATTTGCTAATTTATTTCTGTATTCTTCATCGTGTAAAAGTTTATTTATCTTACTAATACACTCTGTTTCATTACTATAATAACAGATATCTTCATCTTCTTTAAATAAATCATATATACCAGTTTCTTTTGATATTCTGTTAGTTATAACTGCGTTCTTACAACCACCACCCTCAAAGATTCTTCTAGTTATCTCATCCCATCTAGCATATTGAAAAACGACAGTTCCTGAGTTGTAAAAAGCATTGTTTTCTTCATTTTGTATTCTTTTATTTAAGAATTTTTTATTTAAGAATTTTGGTAATATATTTGTATATGGTGGTCTATCACCACAAGTTGTTAAACAGATATTTTCTCTTGGAACATCTTTATTATAATAAAAAATTGATTCATCACACCAATGAGTCATCCAAAAAGAATTATATCCTTTGGATTTATAAATATCATGACATCTTAGATCCGGTGTAAAAATAGCATCAACAAAATTTATTCTTTGTTGGTTATGAAGAAAAGTTTGAGGCTCATCGCCTAACTCAAGAAATAATTTTGTTTTTGTATTATTCTTTAAAGATTGTAATTCGCTATCAAATCTTTTAGAAGCTCCAGCATAAAAAAACAAAATTAAATCATATTGATTTGCTGTATCTTTTAAAGAAAAAAAATTGTAGTTTAAAGGATCAGATAAATAATTTTGCTTTGTTTTATATTCTATTAATGCATCAAAATTACAAGTTTTTGTGTCTAAATAAAAACTATCAACTTTATTATTTGAATTGATGAACCCTTGTTCTATACCTTTAGGAGTTGACCATTCATTTTTATAAAAATCATACTGATAAACTATCGCTATATTCATTCATATAATCCTCTAGCTTTATTTTAGGTTGCCAGCCTAAAATATTTTTTGCTTTTGAAGCGTCTGCTAAAGTTACTCTTGATTCACCTACTCTTGGTGGGATAAATTCATGTTCACCTTTCAACATCCTAACTAAATCTAAAACACTATGGTTTACTCCAGTGCCAATATTAAATATCTCTCCAAGACAATCTTTTTTGTCGCAAAAAGCCGCAAGTATATTGGCATCTACTACATCGTTAACATGCGTAAAATCTCTTCTTTGCTCACCATCGCCAACGACTGTCATTTTCTTACCTTCAAGTTTTTGCTTCTTAAATAGACCGATTACTGGAGCGTATTGTCCTTTTGTTGGTTGTCTTGGCCCGTATACATTAAAATATCTGAAAACAACTGTTTCTAAACCAAATAGTTTTGTGTACATTTGACATAGTTCCTCCCCCGCTGTCTTAGAGACTGAATACGGGTTTAGACAATCTTTTGTCATTGTCTCTATAAGAGGTGGCTCGTTTTTTAATCCATAGGCTGAAGATGTTGATGAGTAGATAACTCTTTTTACTCCACATTCTCTTGCCGCTTGTAAAACGTTACAAGTACCTACAGCATTTACAATAACTGCCTTTATCGGATTTAATATGGCTGGTTGTATTCTTGCTTCCGCAGCGAGGTGAAAAACAATATCTACTTCGTACATTGCTTTTTTTAGTTCTTCATAATCACAAATGTCTAGATTATAATTTATTGTTTTTGGATTCCAATAAAATTGTTCATGCGCGTCAGATGATTCATTATCAACCACGACAACTTTATGGCCTTGCTTGACGAGATAATCAACAATATTTGATCCTATAAAACCAGCGCCACCAGTAACTAAAAACTTCATATCATACTCCTCTTATGTTTGGATAATTTTGCTTAAACCAATCACAGGTTTTTTTTAGCCCTATTTCAACTGGCGTGTACATTTCATCACGCCAACCTAATTCAATAAATTTTTTATTTGAGCTGGGTTTTCTGACCTGGCCTTTTGGTTTACTTGTATCAAAAACAATTTCGCCTCTATAATCTAATTGTTTGCAAATTATTTCTATAATTTGTTTTAGCTTATATTCTTTTATTGAGCCAATATTAATTGGGTTTTCCGACTTGTAATGCTCTAAAGAAAAAATTATAGCATTAGCTATGTCTTCCGCGTATGTGAATTCTCTATAAACTTCTCCATCGCCCCAAACTTCAAATGTTGGTTTGTTGTTTATTTTTGCTTCCCAAATTTTTCTTATAAGCGACGGAATTACGTGACCATTTTCTAGATCAAAATTATCATGTTCCCCATACATATTATTTGGTATCACTGATATGTATTCGTGTCCATATTGTTGATTTGCCGCTCTTAATTGAACATCTACCATGCGCTTTGCATATGCATAACCAAAGTTTGAATCATGCGGTGGCCCATTATGTAATTGGTCTTCAGTAAGCGGATACGTTACATATTTTTCATCTGGATATACACAGGTTGATAAACAACAAACTAATTTTGGTACTTTATATTTTATGCAAGCATCAATAATGTTATTATTTATCAACGAATTTTCAGAGTAGAAATCTGATACTTTTTCAGTATTAGCTTTAACGCCACCGACTTTACCGGCTAAATGTATAACAGATTGAGGTCTAAAACTATAAAAATAATGAAATACCTCTTTCCTGTCTTTTAGGTCTATTGCTTCTTTTGTTGGATATCTTGCTTCAGGTAATATTTTTTTAAAAGCGTTTCCCAATAAACCATTACCACCAGTTACTAATATCATTTAAACCTCATTTTCACAATATTTTAAAATTTTTTCAGATATGTAGTCTATTTCATCTTTTTTCAATGAAGGACTTGATGGTAATATTACTATTTCTTTTAATAAAATTTCAGCTTCTAGTTCTTTATCTTTATTAGAATATTTTTTTAAGTGTTCGTGATAAGACATTGGATAAAACATATTTCTTGTTTCTATTCCGTTTTTTAGAAAAAAATCATTTGAATTTTGAAAATTTTTATTATTTAAAATTCTTATAGAAAACATCCATAAAGCATTTTCACAATTTTCTTCTTCAAATTGAAAAATTATTTTTCTATTATTTTTTAAATTTTTTTTGTATCTATTAAAAATTATTTTTTTCTTTTTTAATATTTCATCTTTTATTAGTAGCTGCCCATATAGAATAGCAGCTTGTATATTTGTCATTCTATAGTTGTAACCTAAAACATCGTGAATATATCTTGTTTTAGTTTGTCCTTGGCTGTGAGTTTTTTCTAGTTTTTCTAAAAGCTCTAAATCGTTTAATATTAAAGCGCCGCCCTCTCCACAAGTTATAGTTTTGTTACCATAAAAAGAAATAGAACTTGCTAAGCATTCAGTTCCTGCAAAACTATTCTCATATTTACCAAGAAAACCTTCGCAATTATCTTCAATAACTAAATATTCTGGCAGTCTTCTCTTAATTTCTTTTGTGTTAATAATTCCACCTAAGTTATGAACAACCAAGATTGCAGTATCTTTAGCGCTTCTCTTATTACACTCTAAAATTATATCTTCTAGATCCATATTCCAAGTTTTTAAATTTGTTCTGACTGGGATTAAATTAATATTATCGCCATCAAACAGCATAGCATTCCAAGCAGCCACATAAACATTGCAGGGGACAATCAAATTTTTAATATTAGGATTCTTAAACTTTAAAGCTTTATAAATTAAATGAGTTGAAGTTGTACCATTATTTGTTAAAATATTAGATTTACAATCTAAAATATTGTTTAATAAATTTTTTGAACAATCTTTAAACTCACCTAAATTTGAAATCCAAGAAGAATCTAACGCTTGATGTGCGAATTTAATTGTTTTTTTTGGAAGATATGGTTTATAAATTGGAATCATTTAGTATGTTTTATGCTTTCTTTGAATATACTTACCGCTATCAAGATCTTCTCCACTTGCGGCATCTTTAATCATTTGTACGATTTTTATATCAATTTCATCAATAAGCTGATTTCGTTGAACATTAAGATCGCACGCCTTCTTAAGACATTCCCACAAGCGTATTGCGCCCTCTTCATTTTGAAAATATTCTTTTTTATATTCTTCAAAAGTCATTTTTCTAATTTTATATAGCTCTTCCTGATTATTCCACATTTTTGTATCAGCTGTAAAAAGTTTGTCTACTAAGCTTCCTAATGTATCTGCCATATTATATTTTCCTTTTCATAAAAAAACTGTTTTCATTTTCTTGAAAAACTACAAAATTTTTCTTTTTATATAAATTTATAGCCGGTATATTAGACTTATATACCGATAAAAATATTTCATTTATACCATAATTTTTAGCCGTATTTAAAGTTTCTTCTAATAATTTATCACCAAGCTTTTTACCTATATAATTTTCTCCAATACAAATTCCAAACCAAACTTTTTCTGAATCTTTGTCTAAATGACTATATCCAGCTAATTCGTCATTAAAATATAATAAAAAAGTAGCTAAATGTTTTTCAATACATTCAAAGTTTCTTTTTTTAAAATAAGTAAAATTATTTACAGATGAGCCAGCTTTGAGCTCAAAAAAATTTTTAACTTCGCTTAAGTGTTCTTTTGGATGTATTTTTATAATTTTTATCATTTAAGTTAAAATCTCCCACTTTTTATTTAGCGAGCTATGATCTATTATATTATTTCTTATATTTTTATGTAAAAATAATTTTTTAAAATTAATTGTATGCGTTAAGCAATCCAAAAGGCACAAAACACTACTTGACATACAGTGTATTTCTTCTGCGTTTTCAAATATTTTTATTAAATTAAAAAGATTTATACTTGGATCATTTTTTATTATTTTAAAATTAGATTGTATATCTATTTTATATCCTCTTGATTCATCATCATGCACAAAGATATATTTTTCATTTTTTTCATTTAATTTATTAAATGCTTTTTCTTCTTCTTCTAAATTTCTTTGAAAATAAAAGCTTGTATATTTTTTTTCATAAGGTAGTTTAGCTATATCATAAAAAATTTGTGAACAACTCTTTTTGCCGTCATCAAATACATTCATCAAGTCATAACCTATAATTAATTTTTCCCCTTGATGATACCGCAAAGAATGTACTGTTTCCCATCCGGTATCGTATCCAGTACTGATGACTTCAATTTTTTTATTATCTCTATACATATATTTCATTATTTCAAGATAGCTGGGTTTACTATAGACTACCGTCTTATCGTACATACTTGCATAGTGTCTAACTATACCGTTACAGTCTATTATGTCACCAAGACCTAAATGATGAAGGATAACTATGTTTTTTTCCATTACACTTCCAATTTTATTTTCTTTTATAAAGTTGATCGTTAACTGTTATTTGACCAACAAAAATATAATTAAAGTTAATCATATAATTATATAATTCTTTTCTTCTATGTTCGTCGGATGAAGATTCTAATAATATAAAATTTGGCTTATTTTTATTTAAATTTAGGCCATTTAAGGCGTTTATCTCATATCCCTCTACATCAAGACTTAAAAAATCAATATCTTTTTTTCTACCTATACTTTCTATTATTTTTTCAAGAGTCAACGCTTTAACAGGAACAGGAGCTTCATTTGCCCATCTTTCCTCGGAACAAAATTTATTTAGCTCAAAAGAAACTTGACCACATAATGAATTTTCATAATCATTTTTGTTAAAAAAACCATCTATTGTTGTTTTTTCATAGTTATCATCAACTAGCGCACAGTTGAAATAATAATTATAAGGCCGATTAGCGATACATTGTTTGAACATATGGATATTTGGTTCAATTAAAATACCTCGCCAGCCAATATTTTGTAACATTAAAGTGTTGCTTTGCCAAATTCCATTGTTGGCTCCAGCCTCTATATAAAAACCATTACTAATATGTTTTAAATGTTCAAAAATTATTTGATCTAAATTATAAGGCGAATTTGACATTTTTAATCCAAGAAAACTCTTTTAAATTCTTTCATTACATTCTCTGGAGTGTATTCGGAAACTAAATTTTTATATTCATTCGGATTATGAGTATTTTTATCAAAATTTACTAAAATATCATAAAGTTTTTCTGGACTATCGTACCAAATACCTTTATTTTTTAACATATGATGATGGCCTTCGTCAGATCCGCCTACCCAAGAAATAACAGGTTTTCCTGAAGTTAAAAATTCTCCAATTGATAAGCTGAATATTTCACCTAATAGTCTTCCATGCATCATGGCATCACATGTATTTAAAAAATTAGATTTTTCTTGCAAGTCATATATTGGGTCTAAATGAATTATATTTGGAAGTTTCATACAGAATGGTTTAGTATTTAGAAATAAAAAATATATAAATTTATTATTTAAAGCCACTCTTTCAATAGTTTTTTGCACAAATGGAATATTAAATTCATCATAGCCGCCGTGTCTTCCGAATACTATTGCATTTTTTGGAATTTTTAATTGCTCTCTTAAGCTTTTATTTGCTTGTGGAAGATTAAACATATGAGTCACAAATGGCATTTTTCCGCCAGACATTTTTTTTGCTTCCCATTCAGCTATATAAGCATAAACATCGCCATGAGGATCATAATTTTGAAAAACAGAATGTACGACACATTTACATTTTTTTGTTATTTTTCCATCAAATTCTCCACCTTTTATCATGTAAAGAACATCAATTTTCTCTCTCTCTATTATTGAATCAACTTCACTAAAATTTTCATATTCAAAAACTTCAAATCTATTTTTAAAATTTTTTATACCCAATTCGTGATTCATGTGGTGATTTTTTTGATAGATTATAACAGATTTATTATTTAATAAAGTTTCATTAAAATGAGCATAATCATAAATTGCTACTGAAGTGCCTCTTATGCATAATTGATTACTGTGAAAAGCTATTTTCATATTTTTTTCCTATCTTAAAGTTGATTTATAAGTTCCATTTTCTGAGCCCTGTGAAACAAGTGCTGGTTCCCACCAGTAAACCTTAGCATTATGTAGATAAAATTGATAAGAATATTCCCAGTCTGAAATTGTTCTAAACGGTTTCATTGTATAAACTAATTTTTTAGCTAGGCTGGTTTTTACTAAAAAGGCATCAGCACACTTAGATGCTGGGTGGTTTTTGAAATAAGCTATCTGGTTTGGCAAAATATTGTCTGGTTTTAAATTACAACAATTTCCCATAAAAATTACTTCCCAGTCTTTTGGAGTATTATCTAAATATTTATTAAATAAATTTACAAAATCTTCTTTAAAAAGAACATCATCCTCTAAAATTAGTCCATATTCTTTGCACTCTTCGCTAATTTTTTTAATAGCATGATAATGTTTAATGGTTAAAGAAATCTCAGATAAATTTAATTTTCTGAATAGAGTGGACTTATTACCATATGCTTTTGAAATTGTATTATTGTATTCCTTTTCATCGCACTTATAATATTCGTTTATAATATTTTCGTTTAAAATATCTCTGTCAAAATCATAAATATAATCAGCTTTTAATTTATTTTCTCTTAAAAAACCATCTAGTTTTTGTTTTCTTTCAGCTAGTTTTGTATAATGTGTTACGTAAATTTTTTCTACATTTAACATATAATCTTCTCTTTAAAAAATTTTAGAATCGTGTTTGGTAAAAATTGTTCTGGTATTTTACCATCTTCAAAAACTGGCTGTAAAATTATATCTTCGTACATATGCTTATTAGAATCTATGGATTTTATATGTTCCATTAAGTCGTTTAAACTTAAAAAATCATCTACATTAATAAAACATTTTTTATTAAAGTCTAGATTTACTTTTGAAGATCCCCAATAAATCGGTATGCTGCCAACAGATAATGGATGAATTATTTTTTCCGTTGTATATCCATCAAATTTGGAATTTTCAGCTGAAATAGTAAACTTATAATTTTTAATAAAATCTACTTTGTGCCTCTGATCGCCTCTTCCTTGAATAGAATAATTTGTATTATTTAAAAGTCTCCCAGCGCAATCAACATTTTTATATTTTTTTATTGCGTCTAATATTTCTATTCTTCTACCTTGATTATTAGAAAAAATAAAATTACAAAATTTATCTTTTTTAATAATTTTTCTGTTTATTAAATCATCTAGCGGAATTAAATAAGACTGATCTCTTGTCTCACTATGAGGAACATCAAACCAATTAATAAATAATATCCATAGTGGCAATCTATAATTTCTAGGATCTTTTGAAAAATCAAAAGAAAAAGAAAAATCACATTTTCCAATACTATATCTTTCCATCTCTATAGAGCCAGGAAAATATAAATTTGGTCTAACGTTTTCTCCTGTGAAAAATATTTTTTTACATTTATGATCTAAAAATTTATTTCTTTCTCTTTTTTTAGAATAGTCAACAGAAAAAAATAGCAAATCTGGATCTTCTGATATTTCTACATTATAGCTATTTGAAAGAAGATGAAAAAAATAATTATCTTTTTTATCAAAATTGTTCCAAAAATCAACAAAGTTTATTTTTAGTTTTTGCATATTAATTTTTTCTTCTATGGTGATTAATTATTTGTTTTTCATTTTTTGGTCTAAACGCCCAGCCCCATTGGCATATATCCTCTTTAGAAAATATATCATATTTATGTCTTAATAAAGAAATAATACTTTGATCATGCCTATGTTCTCTAAAGCCTTCATAATTTGGAAGACCTAATGTATTTGGCATGTCAGTCAAAATTCTAGCATCTTCGGAAAATTTTAAATATTCTCTATAAAGATTAATAGTGAAATCAGTTTTTCTACATAGCTGTAATGATGCAGTTAGTTGTCTATCATAAGGAGCGCATGGGGTTGAATCAGTAAACATTTTATCTAAACCCATCAAAATAAAGCAATCTCTTTTTGTCCAAGTGTGATTTAAATGAGAATTATTATAAAATAATACTATGCCTCTTTCTTGCTCACAAACTAGATCAAAATAATATTTCATATTTTCAGAAAATTCTATTGCTGCATCTGAATAGAATAATATATCGTTTTCATCCATTGCTTCTAACGTTTTTAAAATAATATATGGCTTCCAAAGCCAATAGCCAGCGCCTCTTGGTTGCATTAAGATGTTTTGATTTTTAAAAACAAATTTATCGTCTAAATTTTTAAAATTATACTTAATAACATCAGTAAAGCCACCTATTTCTAGGCCTGTTTTAGCATTTTTTTCTTGAGAAGCATAAAAACCATTATGTGCATAATTAATTAAAATTTTTCTCATTTAATTTTCTCCACAATTCTTTCTGTAGCCTCATAAGAGCCAATTGGTGAACAATTTTTTTGATACCATTTTTTACAGTTATATGACATAAATTCCCAACGGTCTTTTGAACATGTTTTAATAATTTTTTGTATATCTTCAGGAGATTTTACTTTAAAATAATGAAAATTTTCAATAAGCGGGTCAAAATATCTTGTGTCAACATCTTCAGTTACTAATGGTATAACTCCAAGTGCTAAGTATTCTATTTCTCTATTACATTTTGGACCATATCCAGGTAAGCACAATCCAAATTTTGAATTTGCTACTTTATCAAGATACTCTTCCTGAGTGTAGGGCCAAGAAAAACTGTCGCCTAATTTGATCGGCATACTGAATAATTCTATATATTTTGACCAATCATACTTTGTTCTATTTGCTTGCTGAACGCCGTTTTCTATCTTACCTAGAAAGATTGATTCTGTGCTACGCTCTTCAAATGCCTTTAAACCGCCCATAACCTTGTTATGGAGCATTTTTGGTCTTCTACCCCAATAGATCCAAGGTGAACCGTTTGGATGCTGCATACCGCCAAATAAACCTCTTTGCCATCTATTTGGTAACCAAGGGAATACATCCCATCTATCATATTCATATAAAAGTATTTTTCCTGGCTCTTCTACCCATAAAAAATAATCGTTTACCTCGTTCTCAATCACTTCACAAAGATTCATTTCTTTCCAGATTTTTATTAACTCTCTGGAAGTGTCTCCTTTGTGTTCAGGAGTCTGTTTACCAACATATATTTTCATATTTAAACCTTGTAAAAATCAGACAAAATTTTATTTGATTTCAAACTATTTTTAATATCTTGATTAGAATCTAAAAGATAATTTAAAAGTTCTCCTCTTGAATCACAAGGCTCCCCTAACCAAGTAGTTTTTGTTATTTCTTTTATTTTATCAAATATTTTTTGTGTTTGAATATCAATGTCATAAACGCTCAAATTAGCTTCATTGCATGCAAAATCTTGTTTATTAAATTGTTTATCTATTTTACAATCTAAAAAATTTTCTTTTGTAAAATTTTCATTAGTAGTAAAAGTTTTAATCATTAAATTTTGATCTGAACCATAGCGTTCGTCTTTTTGTGAATAATAAAAATCAAAATTCATACCTTTGATTATTGGATTTATTTTATTTGGCTTAAAACTACAAAGTCCAGCCAACATGCGACAAGGCATACCAAAATGATTTTCATGACTTCTAATAGTACCAACTGTGTTACTAGAATTTTCAAATATTTTTATATATTTATATTCTAAATCGCTAGTAAGAGAATCAACATCTCTTGCATGGAAAACTTCAATTCCTCTTTCCCAAAGAGGCATCATTCTCCAAATAGCAGGCTCAGTTAATTTATAATCTCTTTGAACAGTTTCTGTTCTAACATTACCAAAAATTTTAAATATTTCAGATAAAGAATTATTCCATATATTTGGAGACAAATAAAAAACCACCTCATAGTCAGGATAAATGGTTTTATTCAAGAGCAGGATTGTTGGTATATTATACCAATATCTTGCGCTATCATTTTTCCATCTATCCCAAGTTCTATGAGGTGGTAAATGTTTTGGTTCAAATAAAGAATAAGAAAAAACTTTCTTCATATTATTTTATAATATTTGAAAATTTCTCAAAGATCTCTTCCTCTTCTTTTTGCTTCCAAGAGAAATTTTCAAAATTGGTTGATATACCTTTTGGATTGAAATAGTATACTCCAAGAACTTCATTTATTTTAGTAAATTTTGATCCTCCAGCAACACATGTTAACCAGAATTCCCAATCTGATGCTGATTTATGTTGCTCGTTAAAATATCCAAATTTATCATGCAAAGACTTTCTCCACATTGGATTGTTGTGTGGTAGATTTCCTCTCAGCATTGCCTTAGCGGAAAACTGCTCAAAGTTATATCTTTGTGAATCTCTTGGAGCTTCTGACCATTTTTTATTTGGTTCATGAACAATAAAGCTATCAGCATAGACCAGATCTGAATCTTTAGATGCAAATAACGCTTTGGCGTGTTTTTCTATTGAATATGGAGCTTTTCTGTCATCCATATTAGCATTAGTCAAAAATTCGCCACTTGCCATTTTTACAGCCATATTCCAAACTGCATAGATACCAGGATCTTGATCAAGTTTTTTATAGATAATATTTGGATATTTTTCCATATATTTCTTAATTACTGGTTCTTCATTGCCTGGAGAATTAGCATTTATAAGGATAAGCTCGCATTTTTCTTTAAAGATTGTTTGGCTTGTAATATCTTCAAGATATCCTTCAATAAATTCATCCGCGTCATACACTGAGCCTATGATTGAAATTTTTGGAAGCTCTTTAGTGTCAATTTTTATTAGCTTTTCTCCACTAACTAATTCATAAAATTTGTCATATAGCTTTTCTTCAGTGTATTGTTTTCTAATGTGTGAGCTTAATTTTTTTGACCAACTCTTAAATCTTCCATGGTCCTTATGTACTTCCCTCATTTTACTCTTTAAATGGCTTTGAAGAGGATAAGCCCACAAAGTTCCAGCTTCTAAAACACCTTGCCATGTATGCTCTTGAGCAATTGGTTTTAGCTCATAATCAACTTTAGCAAATAATTTCTTTTCAATGCCTTCTTCATCTTTAACTGTTAAGAAGTCTAAATGACCGCTCCAATCTGTTGCAATGACTGGTAACTCGTTGTATGAGGCTTCAAATAAGGGGAAACCAAAACCTTCACCGTGCGTTGAAGAAACAATTGCTTTAATTTTTGGATGTTTATAAAGCGACTGCATCTCTGATTCAGACATATGACCGTGTAATAAATAAACACTACATTTTCTATTTGGAAACTTTTGCAATAATTGTTTTAGTTTTGTTTCTGTTGCTTCTTGATCTAATAAAGAATCATTGGCTGTATTGATTTTTAATACTAAACCAACATTTTCTTGCCCAAATTCTTCTATAAATGCTTGAATGGTTTGTTCAACATTTTTTCTTGGGCTCCATTGACAAACAGTTAAAAAATTAAAATCATGTTTAAAATCCAACTTTAGTTCAGTTTCTTTAAAATCTCTAACAGGGAAATGACAAACTTCTATTGGTTTTGTTACGCTGTATTTATTGCCTTGCTGGTCAGCAAAAACAGTATTAATGAAACTAGATTTTGCATGTTCGCTGATGACAATAATTTTATCCATTTGCATAGATGGTTGTAGCCACGCAGGAGATATTCCATTTGTTTCAATACCAGCAGTATAGCCTATATTTATTGGGGCTAACTTCTTCCATTCGTTAGGAATCGTTACTTGAATAGAAATATCAAAATTTGGCTGTCCGCCTGTCTGTTGAATTAATTGTTGTGTTTTTACTATTAAAGAATCTATCTCTTTTTTTTCTTCTGAAAGCTCAAAAATATTTCCAGTTGCACCCCAGTTTGTTGGTAACAAATAAACTTCACAAGCTTCTTCTGCTGCTTTTAATGAGCGATAAGCAAATCTGGCCATTTCTCCATAACCAGAACGACTTAAGATAGGACCAGATATAACAATTTTCTTTTTCATATTAAATTTCCTTTAAAGACCAAGATTTATAATTTTTTCTTGTTTCCCAAGAGCCATTTTTTTCATGTACTTCTTGCATAATTTTATCCCAAGATTTAGCATATTGTTCAAAATTAAATTTATTTTGAACAAATTCTAGTCCTTTTTTACCAATAGCTTTTCTTTCTTCTCTTGATAAATTATGAATTTTAGTTAAAGCATCTATAAAGTCTTCTTTTGAAATACGATCTTCATAAATATATGGCACTTCTTGTGAGCCAATAACCGCTTTTGAACATGGTTCTATGGCTACTCCAAATACTTCTCCTGTATCTGAGATAGCTTGATCTTGCATACCACCAGTTTTATTAATGATAACTGGTGTTCCGCATGACAATGATTCAAGAACTGAAAGTCCAAACCCTTCAGCGTCTGAGATGTTTATTGTGCAATCCGCTGCGTTATAAAATTGGGCCATAACATCTGGTGGTACTTTGGCGGTAGAAACTCCAAAATTATCTCTTGTCAAACCAATTTCTTCTGCTATAGCAATTAAGTCTTGTCCGTTTGGATCTTTAGGATCAGTGTGCATAAGAAGATAAGCTTTATCGTGTCCTACTTTATCTAAAAATTCTTTATACCACCAAACAAGAGAGCCGCTTTGTTTTCTTCTAGCATTTCTATTAGTCCAAAAGAAAAATGTTTTTTCTTTTTGAGCTAGATTAGCATATTCTTTCTCTTCAAGAGGCTTATACCATTTAGGGTTCACAGCATGTGGTAAATATTCTTCGTCAATTTCTGGCGTGACAGTACGAACAATATCGCTTGTTAATTTACTAATTGTTACAATCTTATCGTTTGATAGATAAAATTTCCGATTAAACTTTGGATATGGATAGTTATCCCAAACATGGTAATAAACCATTGGGACATTAGGACGAATTTCTTGAGCAAAATTCCATAGCCAAGTCCAAAAACGTGGATCTGTCATAAACCAAAGAATGTCTGGCTTAAATTCCATTAAAGCGCCACGAATATGCTCTGGGGTACCGTATCCATCAACTGGAATGATAGTGAAGTCTTCTCCCCATTCTTCAGTTCTAGCTGGTCTGTAATCAGCGTGCTTAATCGCACCGCCAAAACAAAGAACTTGATATTTGCCTGTTGATAATAGCGCATCAATCATATATTTTGTTTGAGTGCCTACGCCAGATGGAGAAAACGGATGATCGCTCAAAACAAGAACTTTTAACTTTCTATTTGACATATTTTTTTTCCTTTTCTAGATCATATTGATACATAATTTTTGCTAATTCTTTTAAATCCGTTTTTGGATTCCACTTAAGTATATTTCTTGCTTTAGCTGGATTTGCTTGAAGTAGTGGTACTTCGCTTGGGCGTTTAAAAGATTCATCAACAATAACATAATCCATTAAATTATAGCCAGCAATTTCAGAAACGCAAGTAATAAAATCAGAAATAGTATAAGTTTTTCCAGTTCCTATAACATAGTCATCTGGTGTATCGCGCTGTAGCATTAGCCACATAGCCTCTACATACTCTTTTGCATATCCCCAATCTCGTTTTGCGTCAAGGTTACCAAGGCGAAGCTCTTTTTGTAGTCCTAATTTGATCCTTGCTGCGGCTTTAGTGATCTTCCTTGTTACGAATTGCTCACCGCGACGTTCACTTTCATGATTAAAGAGTATACCACTGCAAGCAAAAAGACCATAAGCTTTACGGTAATTAACAACAAGGCTATGAGCAGCTAATTTACCACAAGCATATGGTGATACTGGAGAAAAGATTGAAGTTTCAGATTGTGGCGCATTCATATTATCGCCAAACATTTCACTTGTACTTGCTTGATAAAATCTTGTTTGTGGATTTATGTTTCTTATTGCTTCTAAACAATTTAAAACACCAGTTGAATTTATTTCAAAAGTACTTTCTGGGCTGGTAAATGAGGCTCCAACATGACTTTGCGCTGCTAAGTTATAAAATTCTTCTGGTTTATATTTTTGAACTAATCTCCAGATAGAAGATGAGTCAGTTAAATCTCCGTTTTCTAATATAAAATTTTTATTATTTAATAAATGTTCAATATTAAAAAACTTTTTGTCTTCCATAGAAGATCTACGTACTAAGCCTATTACTTTATATTCTTTTTCTAAAAGTAATTCAGCTAAAAAACTTCCATCCTGCCCAGTAATTCCTGTTATGATTGCTGTTTTCATTCTTTTTCCTTTAACGGAATAACATTAAAATATTGAAAATAATAGTTAGCTTCTAATAGTTTTATTAATTTATTCACTTCTTCATCTGTTGATATAATTTCTAAATGTACTGGCTCTTTTTGACCAAGTATCAAATAGACTATTCTTTTTTTTATGGACATTCTTTTGTTTTCTTAAAGTCACAATATGTACAGTTTGTACGAATTTTAGGAAAATTCTTTTTATTAATATTATAAAGAGAATTTTTTAATAAGTTAAATGCATTTTGTGTTTTTTTACTACCACTTGTTACACGAAATATTTCAACATTGTCTTTTTTGGCTGTTCTTTTAAGAAGAGCAAAGTGAGTTTCAATATTTTTTGGATCAATATTATGCTTCTGAGCGTAAAAGTGTTTATAGAACGTTAATTGATAAGTTACCAATGGATCAGATTTCTTTTGAGAATCCCAGCCCCAAGCACAAGTTTTCCAGTCAATAATGTGTACCACATTATCTGGCGTTTGAATTATAAGGTCAATAAAGCCTTTAAAGTTATAATCAATCTCTGGGATTTCTTTAATCTGCTCCAAGATATCTTCTTCTGCTGCAAGAAGCTTAAACCCAGGAAAATTTTTTTCAAGCTCTGGGATTATTAATGGAGCAAGCATTTTTCCCTGCTCTCTCATTTCATTAAATAATTTTTCTTCTACGTCAATTTTTTGTTCTTTTAAAAGCTGTACTTCGCTTTCAAATTTATTTAAAAAAACATCAATTTCATTTGTACTTGAATCTTGAACTTTTAATTCAGCCGCTTCATGTAAAGCAGTGCCAAAAGAAGTATGCAGAGAGCCAGCAGCTCTCTGCACCTTGTCTTCGTAAATTAATTTATATTTAAATGGGCATTCATTAAAAACTTTAAACGCACTAAAAGAAATATGTGACATATTATTCATCCTCTACAGTGATTGTAGCAGGATGTTATTTCTTTGTCAAATTATAAAGTTTATAATATAGCTTCGGGCTTACTTTGCTTAGATATTCTCTATCAAAAAGATGGTAATGTTCAAATCCATTAGCAAAATATTCTCTTAATGAGGTTGCGCCATAAGGTGAAATAAATAAACCTACACAAAGTTGGTTTAAAAGATCATATCCAACAGTTTGATAAAGAAATTTATCAAAACCAGGACTATATTCAATTCTTATAAAAGCGTTTGGATCTTCATATTCTATATCTTGTGACTTTAAAATACTTCTTAATTTTTTTCTTTTAGCAACAAACTCTGCTGCTACTTCATTGTCTTCATAAATTTTTGTTCCAAAAACAGTTTCTATTGAATGACCTAATTCATGTACAACTGAAGCATACAGCGAATCTTCATTTTGCTGCTCATTTGAAATATAGATAGCGCCTCTTAAATAAACAGATTGTACATCTCTTAACTTTAATTCAGGAAAGTCGCCAATGTATATGTAATCTATATCTTTAAAAAGTTTTTTTGGTATATTTTTCTCTAACCTTTTTTTTACACTATTAAAGTCTACATTTTCTGGCAGCGGATCATTAATGAACACTAAAACATCAAATATAAAATACTCTTTTCTATTTTTTTGATACTTTTCAGAAGTATTTTTAACAAATTTGATGTTGCTCATTTTATAATATCCAATATAAATCTTTTTAAAATTTCTGTAGATTCGTATTTTCCATTTTTAAATTCTACTAAACCGTTTTTGTAAAGATCAATAGTAATTTGTTCCAAGCTTTCATGTGCTGCATTATGCATCTGTGACGAATCTTTATTATCTTTGCCAGAAAATAAATGTAAATTTTCTATATTATTGTTTTGCTTATTTTTATCAATATGATGCACTATTTCGTAATTTTCAAGAAAGCGACCAAGTTTTTTTTCCATTACTAAAATATGTTCAAAGATATAATTACCACCTTTTCTATCTTTTTTCCTTGGGTGATAATCATCAACTATTACTTGTTTGTAGCCTCTCCCTTGATTAAATCTAACACCACCATTATGGGATTTTCTTTGCGCTTCTCTCATATTTTTTTTAGATTCTTCCGAGCGCTTTTTACCAGTTTGAGTATTGATAGTAGCGCATGAAATACATCTATGTTTTGGATTGTTTTTATTAACTGCAACTCTATAACTTACTTCTCTCTCCGTATGACAAAATTCGCATTCTACTAAAACTATTTTTTCTTCCCAAGTACCTTCTTTTATAATTTTTTTTATCATTTATTTTCTCCACTACATTACATAGTGTTGAAACTTTTAAAAAGCAACTTAAAGAACGCTAGCAGCCAAACTGGCAACCGCAGAGCGTTCGCCCTTCTGCAAACTTATATGACCAGCTAATTCAAACGGTTTAAACTTTTCTACAGCATAAGTTAGACCATTGTTTGTTGCATCAAGGAATGCTGAGTCTATCTGTTCAATATCTCCAGTTAAGATAATTTTAGTATCTTCACCGACTCTTGTAATTATAGTTTTTAATTCATGCATAGTTAAATTTTGAGCTTCGTCAATGATGATGAAAGCTTTAGAAATTGAACGGCCACGAATGAAGGTAAGAGCTTCAATTTCAATTGTTCCTTGTTCTTGAAGCATCTTCATATGTTCTTTATCATCACCCATTAGAAATTCTAAGTTGTCTTGGATAGGAGCGATCCAAGGCATCATCTTTTCTTCTAGAGTGCCAGGAAGAAAACCAATATCTCTACCCATTGGTTGTACTGGGCGGCTTACGATTAGTTTCTTATAGGTACCGTCGTCAAGAATTTGCTTCAGGCCAGCCGCCAATGCAATAAGAGTTTTCCCACATCCAGCCTTGCCAACTAGTGAAACGATCTTAACATCTTGATCCATAAGCAAATCTAGAGCAAATTGTTGTTCTTTATTTTTGGCTCTTACGTCCCAAATGCCTTCTTTGAAATCACGAACTTTTGACAGTGGGTGATTATAATTTTTAAACTTTGCTAGTGCAGTCTTTTTCTCATTTGCATTTGAAACAAGCATTACATATTGATTTGGAAATAGTTTAATTTCCTTTTCTTCAAGAAACATTTTTTCGCCGCTATAGAAACGGTCTATAGTCGCATCATCAACTAAGTGCTGAGTGAAGCCAGTATAAACTTCTTCTGCCTTCTCAACTATTTGGTTAGTTGTGTAATCTTCTGCTGTGATTCCAAGAGCATCTGCCTTGACACGAACATTAATATCTTGGGAGACAAGGATTACTGTGTCTTGAAGATTATTAGAAACACAATTTAATACCGTAGCAAGGATTTGATTGTCTGGATCTTCCATACTCATATCTGCTGGTAGCATAGCTCTGCCGTAACCACGGACAGTCAAAGTTCCCTTGCGACCGCCTAGTTTTGCGCCTTCAACTAAGGAGCCTTTTTCTCTTAATTTATCTAGTTCACGAATTACTTGACGAGCGTTTGCGCCAACACCATCTTGGCGTTTTTTGTGTTTGTCAATTTCTTCAAGCACTTTTAGTGGGATCACTACATCGTTACTTTTAAAAGCATATAGAGCATTAAAATCACTTAGTAGAACGTTTGTGTCCAGAACATAGATTTTTTTAGCCATTATTTATCTCTCATATGTGAAACAT